TTAGGAGCTTTTTTGTATTTAAAAATTTCCTTTTCAGTCTCTGTCCACTCAAATACTTGTGAATTTACATTATTTTTTATAATTCCTTGCTTAATAGCTTCTTTTAAAACAGATTCTACTCCAAGAGATGCTCTTTCAACAATAGTCATAAACTCTTCAGGGTTTATTTCTGCAAAATCTTCTAATTGATTACGAACTTCTTCTAATGATTCTGCTTCAATTCCAAGTGCCATCCCAACTTCTTTAGCCTTAGCATCATCTAATTCTAAAGCAGCATTAATAGCTTTCACTATCAACTTTCTAGTACTTCTTTCTTCAATAGCTTCTTTCTTATTATCAACTCTGTAAAAAACCGGATCCCCTTTCTCTTCACTTCTGTCTTTATTCGAACTATTGTAATTACATAACTCAAGGAATTGATACATTTTTTGATGGACAGAATTATTACCATTTAAAAATAAATAACCAAGGTTGTTTGCAGAAAAAACTATGCTTAAAAAAATAGGCTCTCCTTTTTCATTTTGACTTTCTATTGCAGCTATATTTACAAATTCACCTTTTTGTTTATCATATACCTGATCGGTAGATGGAATTTGATGAGCTGCGGGCATTAAAAATTTCCCGTAATTATCAGGATCAGGTCTTACATTAAGAATCCTGTAGGTTGCTCTCTCATCTTGTTTAAGAGCTCTCTTCATCGAAGGAGAGAAGTTATTGTATTCTGATGCTTTCATTTTTATTTTGTTTGGTTTGTATTTTTAATAAAAAGAGGGATTTTTAGCCCCCTCTTTTTAATGATAATCATTGGAACTAAGCTAAGTTATACTTTATAAAGTGCTCATTACCAACGGTTTCCAATCCTTCGATAGAGCTATACACGATATCAAGTGTATCAGTATCAGAAGTTGGAGTTGGGGCAAGTCCCCCAAGCATTTTCTCACGGAAACGAGAGTTAATACCATCAGACATCTCTAAGTAACGCATTTGCATACGATCTACTTGACCACCACCTTGCTCAACTTTAATTTTACCAGCAGGAATCAAATAAGCTTCCTTAGTGTAAATTGTGTTAGTAGCAGTAGAAGTAATTTGTGGATGCGATAATGCACTCAAACGCTTCTTATGGAAAGTACGACCATAAGCATTAAACGATTGGATACCCAATGCGATAGCTACATCTTTCTTACCATTGTAAGACGCATAGTTAATACCACCATTCAAGAATGGAGAAGAAGCACTAATTGCTGTATCAAAGTTGTTGTCAAAGTCAGCACCAGCCCATAATTGGTATTCAATTGGGCAACGGTTAGCATCCATCAAACGAGACAAAGTAGATAAGTCAGACAATGCAATTGTTGAAGTAGCTGTATTTGAAGTAATACCACCTGCATTAACAATAGTGTCACGCAATCCACGAGTTGTGTTAATTGCATTGCCAGCAGCATCAGTCAAACCAGCAGACTCACGACCAAACAAAACAGTATAAAGAATATCCATTCTGTGCTTCAAATAAGCATCGTGTTGTTGCTTTAAAAAATAGTAAGGCTTTCCTTTAAATTCAACCTCAATCTTAGAACCGTAAGCGATATCTGTGATAGATGTCTTAGTTTTGAAGATTTGAAGTTTGTTAGAACGCTTAACTAAGTCAGACTTACGCATTTGGTTAGAACCAGTACCTTCAGCATATGCATTAGAAAAGAAAGATAATTTCGCTCCAGTTGCAGCCGCAGGAATTGCGTCAGCAGAGTTAACGGGCTTAACAGTAAGAACAAAGTCAGTAGCTGAAGATATAGCAGATACATAACCTACAACACCGTTAGCAAACAAAATTAACTCACCTACTACTGGCTTAACAGAAGTTGAACCAACGCAAGTAATATCTACAGATGCACCAGCAGCTCCAGCAGAAGTTCCCGGAGTTTTAACTGTAGCCATAGCATACAAGAAGTTATTTTGTACAGTAAAGTATTCAGTTTGAGCAGAAGCTTTAGAGCGACCTGTCCAATCTAATACATCAAGCATAGACGCTTCTTCATCATAGATGTCAAGAACGTCCTTTAAAATTTCACGCTGCTCTAGCGTGTTTGTGAAAGAGACCGTAGATAAAAAGGTACGATCTATATTTCCTGCTGCAATAGCCATTTTTTCTAAAATTTAAAAAGTTAAAAATTATTTTCTTGTAACTTTCATCCCTTTTAAAAATCCTAATCTGTCATCATATGGGTTGTCGTTTCCTTCATCCCCTACCACAACTGATTTTGATGTCATATTGGGTGTTACATTTTTTAACTCAGCCTCCATAGCTTTTCTACCTAAAGACTTTCCATGCTTAATTAGTTCTCCGACAAATAAATCAGGGTTTTCCGTAAACGCAATAACCTTAACCCATTTATCCCAATCAACACTTCCATCTTGTTTTGCAAACGTAGATAGAAACTGAGTTGAATCAAGTGCATAATCAACAACTCTATTAGTATCTGCAACCTGAAAGTTAATTCCTTCCCCGTTAGCTCCAACTTTAATATAACTGTTCTTTAATACACTTTCGACTCCACTTTGAGCAAGTTGCCTATTTTGCTCTTGTTGAGCTTGCATTTGTTCTTGTGAAACCGCACTTTGTTGTTCTTGTGCCGCAGGTTGAATAGATTGTAAGAATTGCGTTTGCTCTTCCTTGAGTGAATGTCTTAGCTTATTAGCATCTCGCTTTAATAAGGCTTGTCCAAGCTCAATATCATCTTCTTCATACGAATCAAGATTGTACCTTTCAAGCTCTTTCTGAAATAATTTATCTCTGGTTTTAGCTGGTAAATCAGAATTGTCCTTATCGAACTTCATCTTTAGCAACTGCGTATCATCAACAATATCATAGTCAGTCTGAGTAGCTTCTAAAAAAGGTTGTAGTGTTCCATACTTCTCGTAATAGTCAACTGCCTTTTTTATAAAGTCATCCTTGAATTTATACTCTGTGGGTTCGGATTTACTTTCTTCAAATTGGTCTTCTATGATTGTGTCAGCAACCTTTTCGTTACTTCCATCTGTTTTTACATAGACCTCTTCGTCAGTTTCTTCGTTCTCCGCATTTTCTTCTGTTATCACCTCATCGTTCTGAGGGTCATTATCTTTAATAGAATCATCAACTCCTTCGCCTTCAGCAGTATTATCTGCATTATTAACCGATTCTAGATTTGGTGCTTCTGCTTTTTCTTCAATTGAATCGCTTTTAGTTAAAAGTTCATCTAAGTTAATTGGCTCTGCCATATTTATGATGTTTGGTTATACAAAACTATAAACTATTTTTTATAATCTGACATTTTAATTGCAGATTTCTTTATTTCCGCAATATACTCCCTTGAATCAGCTTCTATCTTACTCATATCCATTTTACCAGACATTTTCATTTGCTCAATTTGTGCTTCCATTTGAAGTTTCATCATAAGCATCTGCGATTCAAGTTCTTTTTCTTTTTGAATAACAGCCATTTTAGCTTGAGCTTCCAATTGAATAGTTTGTTGTTGCATCTGAGCTGCCACCTGTGCAGACTGTTGCTGTATTTGACCATTCATCTGCTGTTGTTGCATTGACCTTTCTTGAGCATCTTCTTGGTTCTTTGATATTTTGTATGCTAATAATAATTCAGCATATTTTAAGTTATCTAAATTTTCAACCATCATTGCGTCTGCCAATGTTATTTGTCCAGCTTGGATTGCTTGCTCAATTCTTCTATCTAATTTTTCTCTTTCTATTTCTGTCGGCTTTTGTTCTATTATTAGTCCACATTCATATGCAGAAACATTAGGGTCTAACTTGAAGAATTGTACTGTATTAGAACCTAATGCCCTAACAAATCCATCAATAGTTCCCATTTGGGCAGCATCTTGGATTCTTAAAGTTAACGAATAACATAACCGCTCTAAAAGGTTTCTTTCTGAACGCTTAATATAGTCAAGTGAATTATTAGTTGATTCAGAAGCATATTTTGCAACTCCTTTTAATGTGCGAGGATCCGGTGTTGAACCATCTGTAATCTCATTAAATCCTAATATATCCCTTAGTAACTGAATATTGTTTGTAATAATATTAAAGTATTGTACAGCTTCATTTCCAATACCATTTTCAAGTTCTTCAATTGGCTTGTAATTACTTGCTTGTCCTTCATCATTTAACCTACGATAAACTAAGTTACCCGTTTGATTATACAAGTCAATAACATCCATTGGTTTAAGGGCTTTACCTCCTCTACCAATAGGCACATTCTCTAACGCACCTAACTCAATCATTATACCTCTTGGTCTTGCCCTAAGCATTACATTTTGTAATTTATACCAAGCCATTTGTATCTGGTCCGCAATTGGTTTCATTTGTTCTCCTAATGAATAGGTGTTCATTTGATATAATTGAGGGGCAACAACGTGATAAGATAATGTAGTTTCAGTTAAAGAAGACTTTGCCCTCTTCATGTTTGTTGCTAATTGGCAATCAAAGAATATATCTGAATCAATAATCCACTTACCTTGATATACAACCTTATAATCAGTTTTAGTATATTTTTTATCAGACTTGGTATTCTTAATTTTACTTGCTCTACCTACAACTATGTTACCTTTTGAGTTAACTCTTTCTTCTTGTATAAAATGATTTACAGAATAAAATTCTAAGTCAAGTACCCTAATTCTAAATCCGTCATAGTTTCTATTTTGGTTTGAATTAACATTTTTAAGCAATGCAGGATTCCCTAACTTATTTGTATACTTACCTGCAATTATTTCATATTGAGCTTCTGTAATTTGGTCTCCCGCAAGTTCCTTTAAATCAGAAATTGTCATCTCAAGAACCTCTCCAAAGTATTGAACATCTTCAAAATTTGGATCAATAGCATATGACATAACCATATTTGCTGGTGAAACGTGGCGGGTTTTAATTGTTCCTGACTTATCAAAGTATTCTTTGTATGCAGCAATACCGTAATCTATTAAGTCTTCAACTGCTTTTTCCCTTTGTTGAGGAAATTTATTCAAACTTAATATTAATTCCAACGCTTGTTCCATCTCAATTGCCATCCTATGTTTGTATGAATAGTTCATATACATATCAAGCTCTTTTAATGAAGCTGCGTCAACTTCAGGGTCTGGCACCATACTTGGGTCAATCCCTTGTTTTTTAAATTCTTCTTTTACTATAATTGCAGATGCATTCTTTGCATAAAATTCTTTTTTATCGTCTTGTGCTAAAGGGTCTATTGCGTCAACAGAAATAGAGTAGTCAGCTTTTAATAATGTAGCTAATGCTATTCTTCTAAACTTTGGAATAATTGGAAGTATATCCCAGTTAATATTAATCCAAGACTGATCTTCATTAGCAACTTGACTAGGTTGAAATAACTTTTTGTATCTACTTACCGATTGTTTACCAAGCATATACAACTTGGTCTCATGGTATTTATCTCTACCGTTATAAAGTTGATTGGGATAGTAAGTTGAAAAATCCATCCAAGCGGATTTTATATATTGAGCAATCCATTTTTTATCCTTTTGAGAAGAATCTAATAAATGGCTTGGGAAACCAAGTGTCGAAGTTACGTTATCATCCATAATTAAAACGGAAATACATCTCGTATTTCATATAGTTTTTGTTGTTGTTCAATCTTCTGAGTAAACTTTGATTTACTCGATGCAATTAATGTGTAACCACTTGCCATTGCCGCATCAAATTTAGTTGTTTTATTTATATCAAAGTGCAACCAGTCATTTAAAAGTTTAGGAAATTTGACTTTATGCAAATTATCCATTATATAACTTTCTGTTTCTTCAGCTATCTGTTGGTGCACCTTTGTACTAGCAGATATTCCATACTTAGCCGAATTGGGCATTTTAACTAAAAATTTCTCATATCCCCTGTATTCAAAGTACTTAATTAAACCAATCTTCTGGTCCTCAGACAATATCTCGCACCCAAAGAAATGACACAACTTAATCATATCCTCGTAGAATATTTCTGCCTTATCGGGGCGATTCAAATACTCTACTAAGAATGTCTCACTTAGCTCATCTGTTGCATCAAATCTTCTATAAACATAGGCTGCTCCATCAGAACGCTCATTACTTGTAGTTATCGAATGGTCAAATGGATCGACTCCAATTGCATACTTAGTCTTAGCCTTTGGTATTTTCTTTGTACCATACTCCTCAACTTGGTTATAAGAATCAACGTCTTGTGGGTTTACTTCTTTTATTACAAGAAACTTACCAGTAGAACTTTCTTTAAAAATAACCTTGCTATCACGAACTCCATCTTCCCATATAAATTCTCCTTGCAAATATAATTCTTTTTTATCAATCCACGATATTGTTTCAATCTGCCTATTGATTGCCATTGCATCATACAAACAAGTCTCTCCTTCACTAAAGAATGCTTCCTCAATTGTAAATGGGTTCTTACGAATATAAGACGCTAAGGCTCTGTTATCAGAAGATAATGCCTCCCTTGCATTTATGTAATAATCTTTTGCTTTTTCTTCGTCAGCAAATCCATATTTGTCATAGAACAACGTTTTGTATGCGGGCATAAAGTATTGGTACAGCCCCGACATTGTTCTTCCATTCTTATCTCTTTTGGATTGGTCTGATGCCATCCAAAGTTGTTTAAAAGATGCTCCCCCATCTTCCATCTCCTCAACAGTAGTAGTATATAAAGCCTTACCAATAATATTTTCTTCTTGTTGTAAACAGAATTGAACCACTTGATGGCGGTCATATACGTCAACATTCTTTGTTTTACCCGCTTCATCCGCAAGGTATCTATGTAGTTTTGTTCCATCATATGAGAATTTATCTGCTGACTTAAAAGTAATGCTTGACTCAAGTTCTATTTTTTTATCAAAATCAAAATCAGACGCACCCCTCTTATTAGTTTTGAAAAAACGTAATTCTCCTTTAGGGGTCATTCCTTTTTCAGTATCGTAAATTGGAATAAAGAAATCGGGTAAATACTTAAATGGCATTACGACACCCTTAGCAAATACGTTTTCTTTAGCATCCTCAAATGTCTTAGATTGAATACCTGCATTCTTATTCTTGCTCCTTGAGGTAAGCTCAAACAAAAAAGCACCCGCCCTCATTGTCTTACCCTGCCTACGTTTTGTAACTTCAATCATTCCTAGACTGCGTGGGTCTTGACATACATATTCCAAAAAGTAAAAAAACTCTTTGTCTGTAATACGAAAGTCGGGATAACCTACATCTATCTTCCAATGCACTAAGTAAAAGTAATGAAGCCCTGTAATATAAGTTGCATTCCCATTATTATAAAACCAAAATCCATTTAGCCTCCTGTCCCATTCTTGATTACGATAGTTTTGAAGCTCACTACTTTGGTAGTCAGCGTTTGTTTTTTGAGACAATATTTCCCTCTTTCTTTTTGCTTCATAGTCATCAGGTGGTAGAGGTCTCTCCCAGTACTGATTTTCTTTTCGCATAGACCGTTTAACCGGATCCCTTTTTTCCCATTCACTTGTAATAACATTATATACCCACCCAGTAGGCGGAAGATTAACCGTAATCCCATGAATATCAAGTTGTTTTGAATTTTTATGAACTCTATACATATTATAAATTAGATATTGCCTCTGGTGTCATACTTAATATTTTATCTTTTTTATCAGAGTTATCCCCAAATAACTTTTCTTCGTAAGACTCAATTCGTTTTATAATAGCATCACACTCCGCCATTAACTTTGATTTAATCTCCAAAGCTTGCAACTTATCCTTATCAGTTTTGAACTGCGTTATCGGAGTTAGTAATTCAGATTGATATTGCCACAATACTTCTTCGTTAGCAGCCAATATTGACCACACTTTGGACTGCTGATACCTAAGATAAGTATTTACATATCCCACTATTTTTGGGTGGCTTAAATCAAAGATATTGTCTTTAATAGATAACCCTGCTAACTCAGCACATTCTTTCTTTCTATCAGATAGTAAAGGAATCTTTAATCTAAGTGGAGACTTGCTATCATATAACAAAATCACATACTTAATAACTGCGTCCTCAGATGGATTAAGCTTACCAAATAACTGCTCAACAATTTTTTGTTTAGCAAAGTTTTTTGCAAAAGGGTCTATTGTTAAAACCTTAAAATCTTCTTCAGTAAATAATGCCATAGTCTATTATATTTTATTTTGGCGGGCTGGGGCGGAAAGCCTTTTTTCTTTTTTTTTCTTCTTTTAGGAAGATTAATAATTATTTGAAAATAAATTGAAAATAATTTGCAATATATTTTTTAGTATTAATTCTTATATTATATTTAATATTATGGTGATACCCCGCTATCACCCCCCTGCTACCCCGCTATCACCCCCCCTGCTACCCCGCTATCACCCAAACAATTGTATGGGTGATACCCCGCTATCACCCCCTGCTACTATAGCATCACCCTAAAATGTTTTATATTTACCCAATATATCCCCTTGACGTATCGTATAGTAAGATTTGCCCTCAATAGTGTTTTCAAAGTTAAGTGACTTTTCAATCAAAACTTTTTCCCCCGAATTTACATCAATAGGATTTACATTTTTTAACGGTTTTCCAATGTGTCGCATAATTGCAACTTTGGTAGATTCATTTTTTCCAATAGATGTTACTAATCCAGAAGAATTTGTGACAGCAGATATCTTCACACCATTGACTTCTACCTCAGAAAATTCTTCCTCCCCTTCAACCGTTTTCTCACAAAATGTCCAACCGCCAATAGGTATAATATCAGTACCCCTGACCACACAAAAAATCCAACAATAAGGTATTCTATAGTAGTTGCCATAAAGACAAGCGTTCTCATCAAATGTTGCCAAGTAATGAAAGTATACTTTATCGCCAACTTGTACATCGGCTTCAATTTCAATCCCGTCTTCATTATAGCACTTGCCTTTTGGGATAGCTTTAACCAGTCCGTATATTCTTGCATTGTGTGTGGGTTTAAATAATGGGTCTATGAAGATAGATAATGAGCCATACTGAACTGTGTCATCGTATTGTGCACCAATTTCTACAATCAAAGAATTAGGAGATGCTTGAGAAAGCTCGTATTGTAACATAATTTGTCTGTTTGGTTTGTAAATCCAAAGTTATAGAATCATATTGATTTTTCATAACGCTTGCTTGTAAGGCATTATTTTATGCGAAGTAAGAGATATTGTTATAGAATGAATTATGTGTTAGCAGATGTCAAGCAAAGCATAGTGTCGTTGATGTGTCAGCTTTGTATCAGCGTTTATTTTCTAATAGTATTTTTTTATACTGTGGGCTTGGATTCTTAGGGTTATATATATTATTGGGATCCGGCAGAAAAAATTTGCGAAATCAGAAAATTTGACCGAGTGATCATTTTTTTTGCATTTCAAAAACCTAATTTCTGATGTATCAGACCACTTTTTCCACATAAAATATGTTATAACATATGCACTGGAATTATGTCAAATCGAATTCCTTATCTCAATTACTTTTGCCACAACATACAGATAAGAAGAACGAACAATCCGCTCGAACATAAACACTAAAACAAAATCTTACCTATCCAATTACATTTCGATTCAATTACATTTCCATTTTATTACAAATTATTTTGGGGCAAAAATCTGCACTAACAAAATCCATTCATTTACATTCATTGACCTATAAAATTTTCCTTACTATATGTATAGGATTTTAAAACATTAGTATTATCTTTACATATGAGCAAATCAGCACGACATATCAAAACACATAACACATTGATTTTCAATGGTTTAGATGCTAATCCGTCATGCATGGTTTCTCTGGAAACGCATATTTTTAACAATTTAACCCCAATTACAATGAAAAATCAAGTAACAATGACCAATCAAGAATACATCCAATTCATGGATTGGCGAAGAGAAAATTGCATTGGATTCAAAACACAATGTACTCAATACAGATTCGATTTCGAATCCGTTCAAGGTTTAATGGATTATTACATTCGTAAATACATGGCGGATGTAATTGAATTCGATGGTAGAAGATTCGATTCATTAGCTGATAAGGATGCATACATCGAAGCGAATGATGTAATGGAATACATCGACAATCAATCACAACAATTTTAAACAATCAAAACAAACACAAAATGAAAAAGCAATTTATTTTACCGATGGTAGTTATTCAAGGATTAATTCCCATGTCCATTTTTTGTGCAAAACATAGTGGTTTTGCTGAAGCAATTTTCTGCATTGTCGCATATGTCGGCATTAGCATTCTTACAATTTTTATAGGTCAAAAAGAAAACTGATAATCAATCTAATTTTTAACAATCAAAACAATCACAATTATGTCAATCGTAACAACAATTTTTGGAGAATCAATTAATGTACATGATTCAGCCACATTACATGATTCATACCCATCATCGAGGAATCGTTTTAATTTTACTGCATTCAACGATAGGAATTCAACAGAATTCGAGAAGATTACCAAAGCATATTTCTTCCATGAACAATCACAAACATGGTCAAGAGCATGTTTCTTAAAATCTGATTGTGTTCGATATCATAGGAATCCAAACAATGAGGGAAACACATACATCGCTAACATATCATTGGGCAAAACGATATCCATCATGTATGGCAATAAGACATTGTACTTTATGTCAGATGAGCATAGATTCAATTCGGGTTATGTTTATTCATTGGATGAGCATAGATGGATTGATTTGAAAGTAACTGACAAAAACCTTTGGGGAGATTTAGTTTTAATTCACAAAGCGAACGATAAAATGGATTATGTGGTTAGAAGATATTCTACCATTTATGAATCTATGATTTCAAGTTTAATTAAAACAAGGAATTCTGTATCGATGGAACAATGTCCTACAAAACGATTTACCTTATATGTTACACATGACCATCAAGATGTTGTTACTTGTTACATAACTAACAATAAAGTTTTAAGGAATGATTGTCGAGAATATTATGTAGTTAATGAAGACGGCATTAATGAGAGAATTTTTATTTCTCATACATCTGCAATAAGATTAGATAGAAATCAATTGTACACATTTACATTGGCGAATGGCTATGACTATGATTTTCGTTTTAGTCCAATAAATCATGATGGCATTCCGTATTTTGATGAGAATTCTGCCATCGTAAATGGTTATGTTGATGCAAGATGTCCAATATGTAATAGCAGATTGGATGCACAACATGATGCAAATGCTTGTGCAAGAAGAAACCATAGGAATCCACGATATACTTATCATCGTGAATTCAGCGTAAAGGAATTACAATTCGAGCAGAGATATGTATTCAAAATTGGAGTTGAAATTGAGAAACAAAGTTATCTTGGGAGTAAGCATTCGAATGTATCTATAGGTCAAAGATTTGGATGGAAGAAAGAGAGGGATGGCAGTTTATGTGATGTAATTGGTTACGAATTGGTTTCACCATGTTATCCTTTATTTGAAGATGACCTTATCAATGAGGCAAAAGAAATTGAGATAGCATTTCCAAATCTTATCAATGGGAATGACCATGATTTGATTTCTTATGACAAATCAAATGCATCTTGTGGAGGTCATATACATTTCAGCAGAAGTTATACATCTGCAAAGGATACCTTTGAAATGATAAGCGGTTATATGCCATTATTCTATGCAATCTATCGTAATCGACACGACAAATATTATTGCAAAGCAAAAGAAAAACAAGAGATGAAACATAACACTACGGAAAAATTCCAAGCAGTAAGAATCATCGAGGATATTGTTTCACAAAGAATTGAATTCCGAATCTTTCCTTTAGTAAAAAATATCGACCAATTGAATTGGCGTATTGGTTTACTACGAATCATGGCTAACAATCCTACAAATAGATTCAATGAAGTATGCAATATGCTAACTGATAAGGAATCAGATTTGTATAAGCATATGACTAAAGAGTTTAGCCCAAGCAAAATCAAGCAAAGGATATTAGATTCTATAGACATGGCGAAGAGATTCGATAGGGATTTCATTTCATTCGATTTCTCCACAATTAGAAATGCAGTAAATAATATGTGATTGCATATGGGGAGATGAAACATTCTCCCCTATAGCAAATTCCACTATCAGCAATTAATAAATTCAATTACAATTTTTCAAACACAATTTAAACAACAATCATTATGTGTATCGCAATTTTAAATTCCCCTAATGTTACTTTTACTCAAGAGTTAATCCGCAATTGTTGGAACAACAACAAAGATGGTGGCGGAATGATTTGGACTGATGTCAAAACGAATCAGTTATATATTCACAAAGAGATTCAATCGTTTCAGAATTTCTACAACAAGTACATTGAGATTCGTAAAGAGAATCCGCAAAGTAATGTCGTTCTACATTTCCGCATTAGTACAAGTGGTGGAGTTAATGAAACCAATTGTCATCCATTCCGGGTTGGTGGGGATTTAGCTTTCGTTCATAACGGAATCATTTCAGAATTGAATGGTATTGATGCAAAGAAATCAGATACGAATCTATTCAATGAAACGTATCTGCGTAAACTACCAAGTGATTTCATTTACAATGATGCTATTCTTAAATTGATTCAGAAGTTTATTGGCAGTAGTAAATTAGTTTTCTTGAATGCCTATAATGAATACACTATTATCAATGAATCATTAGGCAAGAGAGATGATGAATTCGATGGATGTTGGTTTAGTAATAGCACATACAAAAAGATTGATTATGTTGATTATGGTGGCACAAAAGTTTACCATAATGCCAAGCATAATCCAAAGCCTAAATATAGATGGAATTCTGAATCCTCATGGGATATGCCCAAGCAAAAGCAAATCGTTTATCCGCCAATAGTGGATGATGTGTATGAAGAATTTGATGTGTATCAAGATAGATTCAATGAGTTAAAGAAGAGAGATGTTGCATCGTTATCCATTGCCGAATGGGAAGAGATGGAGAATCTCAAATGGTACTGCATTTAATTAATCCTACGTTCTAATACAATCCCTCATAGAAATGTGAGGGATTTTTTTTTGCCCCATATAAAAATCTAATTCAATTTTTTTGATATTTAAATTTCTGCTGGAGAACAGGTAGCACTCAATTACTTTTTTAGGCTAGACTAAAATTAAATTTAGGTCAGCCTAAAAAATGTAAATCAATTTTTTCCCAAAACCACTATCATCATTAACTATCCGTTAGGCAAAATTACTTTTACTCAAATTCCACTATCATCATTAACTATCCGTTAGGCAAAATCTAATCTAATTGAATTCCGTCTAAAGCTGGAGCAAGTGCTGGTTGCTGGAGCAAATCTACTACCGTTCAATTACTTTTTTAGGTGCGTCTAAAAATATAAATAAATAGGTCAGCTTTAGGGGATCCGGTTCCAGCTGTGGTTCCTGCAGGAGAGAATACGATCCAATTCAATTACTTTTTTAGGCTAATCTAAAAATGTAAGTAAATGAATTACAAGTGTTTACTGATCACACAGGTAATCCCACAGGAGAAAAATAAATATGGGAAAACACTTGACATTACTATATCATATGTATTATATTGCATCATTATTAATCAAACAAATCAATTAACACAATGAAAAACTCAATTAAAGACCAATTGACTGCCATCGATGTGCAGTTGAACGAATGGTACGGATGTATGCCATTTGTAGCGTTAAGTCGCATTCACTTTGAAGATGTCGTACATGAAGCGACAACAATGTCCGAAGAGAAGTTCCAAAAGTATTTAGACGCATTGCGTGAGGAATGGAATCAATTAGATGTTTTGGAGAAAGTCGAAATCTATGATGAGAATTATGAGATGTTCGAAGATTTTATGCCCGAATCTGATGAGGAAAGTTTCGATTCAGTCAAAGGAGTTCTATCCTTATATGCAGATGATTTCGAGAGGTCGCACACATGGGAAGATGTATGTGATATAGTTGGTGCGGATGTGGAGTACGATAATGTATCAATCAAGTTTATAGGAGTTACACAATTTAAATAATAACAATTATGAGAAAGCAATTAATTAATGCCCTCGAAGACTTGTTGGGCGATGAGTACGATGCGAATGATTTGGTTCGTTTAAGCGAAGGAGAATTAATTCAGCAGGTAATTAATGTAGCATACTATTTCAAAGACCAATCTCAAAACGAAGACTAATGACATCAGAAGTATTTTGGCAAAAAAAAGCCGTTGAGGTTTTGCAAGGCAAGACTATCATTAAAGTTGAGTACATCTCTAAAGAAGTTGCAGATAATAATGGTTGGCACAAGCGAGGCATTGTAATGGAGTTGAGCGATGGAATCATATTAACTATCTTATCTGATGATGAGGGGAATGACATGGGAGTAATAGATTACTATCGTGAAGAGCATTACTGCGGAATTTTACCAAGTTTATAATCTAAATAACCGATTCAAACGAAATATAATTATGGATAAGCTAATGATGATTATTGCTGATGTCAGCAAAACTGAAAGAAGGTCAGTTGAAAATATGGAGAACGAGAGGTATACTCCTAACGAGTTATCTGATTTATGTGTCATGCACAAATTGTCTTGTATGCCGATTTCAGATTTCTGCGAAAGCATCAATGATGAGGATTTTCATGTTGATGATAGATGGGTGTCATTTTGTTACGTCAAACTTTAAATAAAATCAATTATGGAAAAAGAAATTAGAGTATACGGAATTAACCAAGATGAACTTAAAGAAGAGTTCAAGGATGCAGTTGAGATTATAGGTTGGAAAGAAATTTCTAATTGGGAGTTTATTGAAATAGCTGAAGAGCAAGGCAATGTGTGGTCTTTAGCGGGTTTTGAAGAAGCATTTAATGGTGTAGAAATATGTACAGATATGTTTATAATTCGAATCATTTAACACTGGTGCCAGCCCTGATCCACTGGTTAAATTCAATTAGATTTTTAGATTAAACTAAAAAAGTTATGAAGAGAGTATTAGTAGCTTGCGAAGAGAGTCAAGCAGTAACATTAGCGTTTCGCAAATTAGGTTTCGAAGCGTTCAGTTGTGACATATTGCCATGTAGTGGGGGTCATCCCGATTTCCACTATGAGCAAGATGTGTTCGAAGTAATTGACAAGGGTTGGGATTTAATGATTGCACATCCACCATGTACCTACCTATCAGTAAGCGGTGCAAGGCATCTATATAATAAGGATGGCACACCAAACGAAGAAAGGTACGAGAATCAGAGGCAAGCATTAGTATTTGTCTACAAACTGATGATGGCAAACATCCCTCGAATTGCAATTGAGAATCTTGTATCAGTCATATCATCGAAGTTGCGGAAGCCCGACCAAATCGTTCAGCCCTATTGGTTTGGAGATTCAGCGAGTAAGACTACTTGTTTGTGGTTAACTAATTTACCAAAGTTAGTGCCTACAAATATGGTTGAGAAGGGGGAGTTCAAGGAGTGGATTGATGGGAAGTCGGGTAAACCTAAACGGCAAGCGATGTGGTATTACGAGGCATTGCAGAAGGCGAAGTCACCCGAAGAACGTAGAGGAATGAGAAGTAAAACATTTCAAGGCATGGCAGATGCGATGGCAAGTCAATGGGGTGCAGTATTGTAACAATTTAAATAAAAATAAAATGAAAAATCGTACAGATGTAGTTAGTGCATTAATTTCTCACTTTGGTCAAGATAAGCCATTGAACGAGATGAATTTGTTTTTGTCAGACCTTGCATATTCAAATGATGAGAGGTTAATCACAAAATTAATTGATATCGTAAATGATATCGATTTACCAAAAAGAAATAAGAGTCAGAGTGGCGACAAGAATGGGCATTATTGGTTTGAGTTATTAACTATTAGCCAAAGAAAGAAGTTTAAAGCAAATTGGAATAGCGAGAAGAGGATGAGTAATTGGGTGTTTGAAGACTACCTTGATAAAGAATGGGATTCAATAGATTCATTTCTTCGAAGCGGGTTTGTTTACATTACATCTAAAGAAGGTTTATCCTTTTGGCTTGAGCTGGAGACTGATCTCAGGAACAAATAAAATTCAATTACATTTTAACCAAGCAATATTATGCCTACAAGAAAAGATTATTTCGAGTTGTTATCATTTGAGCAACAAGATAAATATAAGTCCGAATACATTCGGCAGAATGATAAGCCAAGCTTTGAAGAGTTTTTAGAAGATAGATGCTTTTCTATAAAGCAATTCTTATCGGGCGGGTTCGTTTTTGATTTAAGCCAAGATGGATATTTCTATTGGTACAATCTAGCAAACGAGAATATATGTTTACCTAATTGGGTAAACGTATACTATAACGATGTAGACCTACATAATCCAAAGATTTGGATAATAAAGAAAGGTTGTAAGCACTTTAGGTTGCCTAATAACTTTGCCGATGCGATAGCAGAAGATTTGTTATTAAATAATTTGATAAGCAATTACATTGTTATGCGGGACGAGTCCAAGAATATATTTTTTGAAGCAGATTTAATTTAAAAATGATGAGAATTATAGTTGATGTAAATCCATTTACAATGGTTGCCAAGATATCGGCAAAAGTTAATAAGGTAGAAGAACGTACGGAAATCAATTGGTCTCCGTACGATTTTGGGAATGTTTGGTACACATTTGAATTAGGTGGGCGAACATACGATATACAATTCTCTTACGAGGGGACATTATCAGTTGTAGTAGAAGATGCCGAAGATGGCACAGAGCAGTCAGTCAAATTAGAAATCTCTTTAAAGTAAATGAGTAAGAAGCAAATAACTACAGGGGAAGTACTGGAGTTTGTTTTATGTTTAATTTTTGTCGCAGTTGCGTATTTTATTATTGTTGTATGTTAAACCAAATCAAAATAAAAATGAAAAGTAAAAAACATATTGTTGAGGCAATTGCTATTTGTATTTTGTTGTCTTGTGGAATAATTATTTATGTAAACAAAGTATATAAGCATGAAGAAAAAGTCGATGTTTCTTTGATTAAAGAAGAGTTTGGGATAATAACGAGCGAAGACATCTATATTAATAATATGGATAGTAATGCGAAGTATACGTCACACGGAAGGCTAATCCTATCTAAATCAGAAAGAGGATGGTAGATTTTAATTGGGGGTTAATGCAAACAAGTAATTACAAAGTAATTACAAGAAAAGAATTCGACATAATCATCGGGGGAATTAATGTAAAAGCAAAAGATGGGCATCAGATTGTCGGATGGATTGAAATTAGAGGGGCTTACGAGTCGTATGCTTGGGATTTAACAGGAAAATTGTATGGGTGGCACGGAACTGACTACCCTTATGATTTATTTTTAACTAAAATTTAAATTAAAACTAAAATGGAAATGAAATTGCCAATAAAAAATCTTCATATCAGCGATAATATGACATTGGAGGACATTAAGAATGTATCTAGAATTAAGATATATGGAGAGACCCATGATTTGGTATTATATAAGCTTCAGAATGAGTCAATGGGGAATGATACTATTTTTCATGGAGATTTACATTCTCAATTTGATGATGATAAGTCTATTTTTTTTGATATAGAAATGGATGAGCTTGAAGAATTTGCAAGTGCAATTTTGAAGAGAATAGAAATTATAAGAAGAAACTATTCAGAACAGATTAAATTTCAGACAGATATGCGTAGGTATGTTTAAGGCTTATTAAATAAAATAAATAAAATGGAAAAGAATCAAAAAGTAATTGGGAGTGTAGTACTAGAAAGCGGAAATATTAAACATATATACGCTGTAAAAAATCACAATATCAATACCAAAATCTTATCGGTGGCGAAAAAATATCAGAAACCATATCGATTTAAGGTTGTGTATGAGTTAGGAGAAATGATAGAAGAAATAGAGGGGACGTATGTTTTGGCTACAAAAGATTTTAGAACTTTGGTTTTTAAAGATTTTAATGAATCATTTAAAACTATAGGGATTCCCATAAGTAGGGTAATATCTTGTGAAAGAATATAATATGTTTAAGAATAAATAAATTGTATTATATTTGCGTGTTGTGTTAGTTATCTGATTGAGGGATTAGATAATAAACAATAGGATAAAGTCCTATCCCCAAGATTCTTTCCCTCGAAGGTCTTGGGGTTTTTTTTCGACAATGGATTTAGAATTAGAGTGTCATTTAGCAGTAGTTAGGTTGAAGTTGATTAACTATCAAATAGAACTTAATGAATATGAGTTTGTGATGCAATATGCAATGCCAGAAATGGAATGTTTTGATAAAATATTATCCATAATCGAAGGATTAATTTCAGAAATAAAGTTTTTAGAAACCAAATTAAAGGAAGTATAAATGAGGTGGTACGCAGTCGTTCCTAGCGAGATACTATCGAATAAGGAATTGTCTTCAAGCGAAAAATTATTGATTGGAGTCTTTATTAGTTTGTCTAATAAAACAGGTTATTGCTTTGCATCTAATCAATACATTTCAGAGACATTGGGAGTATCAAATGCTTATGTCAGAACCTTGATTAAGCAGTTAGAAAGTAAGAAGATTATTACTAGAGAAAATGTCTCAAAAAATGATATCGAAATTGGTAGCAGAACGATACGTTTAGCTGATTTAAAGCTAATGAAGGATGATTTAGAAGAGGGGGGGGTGATAGCGGGGTATCAGGGGGGTGATAGCGGGGTAGCAGGGGGGGTGATAGCGGGGTATCACCATAATAATAAAGTTAATAATAAAGAGAATAATAAAGTAAATATTATAACCGAAAGGTTTGAAGAATTTTGGGAGTTATATGGGAAAAAGGTTGGCAAAGAGAAAGCTAAATCTAAATGGATAAAGCTAAAGGAATCTGAAAAAGATTTAGTCTTATTAGCAATCCCTAAATACAAAACTTTAAGACCGGATCCCACCTTTAGAAAAGATCCCGAAAGATATTTAATGCATCGGGTGTGGGAAGATGAAATACCAATAACACTAGAAGATAAAGAAAAAGAAAAAATGGCATCTTCCGGTTTCACAAATTACGAAATAGCAATTCCTGATAAATATTAAATATGAAAAACAATAAAGTAATTGATGTGATGTTAGAGGGGGATATGATTTCATATCTGTTAGAGCATCCACATTCTGTAATAGATGTGAATAAAATAATTACATCTGAAACATTTACTGATGCTTTAAATAAGGTGTCATACTTAACGATGGTTGAATTATCTATGTTAAATAGTACATTCTCCCGCTTCGATGTATTTAGAGTCCTTAAATCAAAGGAAAATGAATTAGGAATTAATTCTTCTAAACTATTAAGCATCCTACCTAATCGTACGATTGATTGTATGCAAGTCGCCTTTGAATTAAAGGAGATTGAGAACAAAAGAAAGATATACGATTTAGCACTTAACTTGGTTTCATCCATTGAGGATGGCATAGAGGTGTCTACGATGACATCAATGATAGAAGATAGGTTGGTAGATGTAGTTGATTCTTCTGCTTCAAAAGAGGTTTATGGAATAGACCAAATTTATGATGAAGTAATTGAGAAGATGGAGTTATCTGCTGGGTCAGATAAATTATTTAGTGGGATTGACACAGGAAGTAGGAAGTTAAATTATGCTTTAGGAGGTTGGCAAGAGGGAATGTCAATCATTGCGGCAAGACCTTCGATGGGTAAGACTATTGTTGGATTAGATTTTGCTAAATCATGTGCCAAGTCGGGCAAGAAAGCATTGTACTTGTCATTAGAGATGCCTAAAGAGTCGTTGATTTATAGATATATCTCATCAGAGGCTTTTGATTATAACTATTCAGACCTAAAGGCAAATAGGATTAGCCAAGAGGATGTTCAAAAAATAAAGAAATCTAATGCAAGGGAACTAAAAAAACTCCCGATATATTTTTATGATTCTTACAATAGGGATATTAATTATTTGTCAATGATGATGACTGCTGAAGTAAGAAAAAATAAGATTGAAATGATTGTTATAGATTACTTACAATTAATGACAGACAATCAGATTAAGGGGCAAGATGATTTAAGCCAAGTATCAAAGGTTTCTAATAAAGTACAACAATTATCAAGGAAACTAGGTATTCCAATAATTTGTTTAGCCCAATTAAATAGGTCGGCAGAATCAAGAAGTAATAGACAGCCTATGTTGGCAGACTTGAGGTCTTCAGGTAACATTGAACAAGATGCTATTGTTGTGATTGGATTGTATCGTGATGATTACTACAAGTATGTTGATGCTAAATCTAATAATCAGCCTGTTGCTCAAATGGATAACACGTTAAAGTTTATTATTTTAAAGAACAGAGATGGAGAAGTGGGAGATGTAAACAGATTTGTTGATGTCCGAACTAATCGGGTTGCTGATAGTGAAGAAGAACTTTTTCAGTTTACTAAACCTGAGGTGTTGTTCCAAAAATCTGTTTTAAATACAATACCAAATGATTTTTCAAATGAAAGTATTGCACCATTTTAAACATCTAAACAATGTCATATTATAAAAAGAGAGCTATCCCTGTAGCGTGGCTTGAAAAAGAGTTATCAGATTTAAAATTTTATTTTTCAGCAGAATATTACTCGCATATTCGAAACTTGTTTGAAAAAGCTAAAGAAATGGAGAAGGAAATTATTATTGAAGCCTATTGTATAGGAAATTCAGACGGGATGACTGAGTATATGACTGGACATCGTATGGATTACCAAAAAGGTTTTGATGGCGGAGAAGACTACTATAGTAAATCATTTAAAAGCAAAATAAAAATCAAATGAATATATACAAAGAGTTAGCCAAGTTTAATGTCGTTAAGTTTCATGATGCTGAGCATAAATATTTCATCAGAGAACAAGAACTTATATCAGGTACGGGATTCGTAGGACAATTCAAGGAGAAGTTTGATTCTGAAGGGCAGTCAGTTAAGTCAGCCAAGAAGAAAGGTGTATCCGTAGAGGAAATACTTGCAGATTGGGACTTTAAGGGAGACTTTTCTAGAACTAAAGGAACTCTTCTACATAACTATGCGGAGAACTATTGGCAGAATAAAGTGTTGCCACTTGACTACACTATTTATGATGAGAAGTTTGGCGGGGGTTTGATGAAGGAAAGGCTTGAGGAATGTATCAGAATGTTTCATAATTTCTATAACGAATCTAATTCAGCATTAATACCTATTGCATTAGAACTTGTAATTGGGGACGCAGAGCTTGGAGTAGGCGGAATGGTTGATGGATTGTTTTGGAATCAAAAGCACGGAGAGTTGCAGATTTGGGATTATAAGACTAACAAGGAGATAGCCGAGTATTCTAAATACAAAAAGAGAATGAAGATTCCAATTAATTTTCTTCATGACTGCGAGCTTGAGGGGTATTCAATTCAATTAAACCTGTATAAGTATATTATAGAAAGGAATACAAATCTAAAGATTGGCAGATGCTATCTTGTACATATTCACGAAGAGCAAGAGAAGTATAATGTAATTGAGTGTAAAGAATACCAACATATTATTCAACTATTATTTGATTATAAAACCAAACAAAAATGAAAAGAAAAAAAATAAAAATTGAATTTAAAAGACAAAAGTATGTATTTGAATTAATTCCAGCTATTACTTATTATAATGCTTGGGGAGAATATAAACGTGGTACATTAACTTTAGCTTGGTTTAAGTGGGCTATATTAATACAATATAAATAAGATGAAAAGAATAACAGATCCCGTTGAAGATATAGTATCTGAAGCGGAAATTTCAATTAGAGAAGCTTATCATAGAGGATGGAATGATGGGCATTTAGAAGCTGGAAAAACCAATGATAAGCTATCTGATCCTCGTATTATTTTAAAAGATTTTATCGTATTCATGAAAGGATTTAAATTAGTTATTTATGATAACGAAAAGTTTTTTTCTAATGGAGAACACGCTGTAACAGATGATTCCATTATTTCAAATTTTTTATTAAGATTTGATTACTATGACGAAGAATAATTAAATAGAGTGGTTATTCGGAAATACCGAATTACCTTTGAAAATAATTTAATCAAACAAAAAAACAATGACACCAGAAAGCAAAGCGTTACAACTACTAGACAGGTTTAATTTTAATAACGAACCTAATAATTACCATAGCAAACAATGTGCATTAATGTGCGTATACGAGATAATGGAAACTCTCATTGAGTTAAACCAAGACATAACGTATTGGAAAGAGGTAAGGATGCATCTCACTTATATTGGCACAGATGAGTTTGAGGCAAAGGCAGACAAGTTTAATTTAAATGCATAATCAATAAAATCAAATGAGAAAGTTAATCATCACCACAATTACATTCGCACTCCTCACTCAGATAACTCACGCATCTGAGGTGTTCTACTCCATTAGTAGGCTTACTACATTAGACTACATCGTCTCTTGGATTTTCGCAATCAGCCTTGAGTTGAGTATATTAATCTTTACGCTGATAGGCAAAAGAAATACAGCTATATTCTTTGCTTGTGTGTCTTGGACAATCAACCTACTATATTACTGGTTCTCCTTTGGATTCACTCAGAAGTTTGTTGCAATGAATGTCATATCCTTAATTATTCCATTGACAATATACTTCTACTCTGAATTAATTCAATTAAATAAAAGAAAAAATATCTTAAAGTAAGGCTATAGCCTGATTTATTTAAAAAAAAATAAGGTTATAACCTGACAAAATAATGAAAGAACCAAATAGAGAGCGTAAGAATGAAATTAAGTATTCTGTTGTACTTAACGAAGAGCAAAAGGAAGCTAGAAAATTAATAATAGAAAACCAGATTGTCATCGTCACAGGTAGGGCAGGTTCAGGAAAGAGTCTAGTCTGTGCATTAGCCGCATTAGACTTCTTAAACAAGAAACAATGTAACCACATCTTTATCACCCGTGCTACTATTGAGGTGGGTAATTCATTAGGTTACCTTCCGGGAAGTCTTGATGACAAGTTTAACCCTTACCTAGAAGCATTTCAAGAAAATTTGGTTAAGTGTGCTGACAAGATTAAGATACAAGCAATGGTAAAGGACGAGAAGATTGTCGCATATCCTGTGCAGTTCATTAGAGGTAAAACTATTGACGATATCTTAGTGGTAGAAGAGGCACAAAATCTAACAAAGGCTGAGATGTTGGCTATTCTAACACGTCTTGGTAAAACAGGTAAGATTATTGTTAACGGAGATAACGAACAAAAGGACATCAAGGATAGCTATAATGGGCTTAGTTACGCTATTGATCTCTCTAAGAAGATTGACGAAATCAAATGGATTAAGTTGAAGGAAAACCATCGTAGTGATATTGTTGGACAAATTTTAGATTTTGAGTATAATAATTAGTCTTATGGCAAAGAATAACACAGAAGCACCAGAAAAAGATATTGTATCTTTTGCCCAAGCACTAGAATTGTGTAGTATTGGGTTTGATGAACCAACATTCTGTATGTATGAGATAGAGAATAAGCAATTGTGTTTATGTTATCTTGATGAAGATGGTTTGTATATGCCTGATAAAGACTTTCACGCTCCTACTAAAGGACAAGTATTTAGATGGTTTAGGGAGAAGTATGAGTGGTATGCTAATCTATCAAGTTGGCTTCATGAAGAAGATATAGGTACATATCATGAGTTTGAGATCTATGGAGCTAATCAATATGCTCATGGTAGTGTTCCATTTAAAACTTACGAAGAAGCAGAGAATGCTTGTATAGATAAACTTATTTCAATCTGTAAACAACAAGACAAATGAAAAAATACAGAATAATAGAAATTAAAGAGCCAGATATTATAAGAGTTTGTGAAGTAGGTTGTTTGCCTTATCTTCGTAAAATAGGATACAAAGTACAATATACAATTGAAGAGCTAAAAGAAATAAAACTTTTTCCTTGGGGCAAAAGGGAAGAATGGGTTGCCACGAGAAATTATTACGATAAAATGGAAGATGCCGAATTTATAATTGAATTTCTTCAAACAGAATCAGTTAGAACTATAATCAAAGAATACTAATGGAAAATAAACAAACGGCAATAGAATGGCTTGAAAAAGAAATGTATAAACTTGATTATGATAGACATTTTTCAACTTTTAAAGAATTTGATATTGAAAAAGGAAAATTATGGAATCAAGCTAAACAAATGGAGAAAGAGCAGATAATTGATTCATTTGACGAAGGTTTTAAATACGATATAAATAATGGTGGAGGGCAACAATATTACAACGAAACTTATAAACAACAAGACAAATGAAAATAACTGCAACAAAAATTAAAAGAATTCTTGTCGATAAATACGAATGGGAAATGATTTTTTTAAATGATTCTATAAATGAAGATTTAATCAAAGACACAATGAAAGTAATTAATGAAATTTTAGTTTTACAGGGACAAAAACAATTTATAAAATGATGGAAAATAAAAAAACAAAGTTAACCCTGTCGACTAACGACACTACAATGTCAATTGAATTTGACAACTGGGATGTAGACTTAGATCAATATTTTCAAGCTTTCAAAGCTCTATTGGTTGGAGCAACATTTACTGAAGAGATAATAAACAATTGGATTATAGATGAGGGGGAGGTATTAGTTTCGGATATGTAAATTGAAAAAACTAAGAGTAATTTATTTTAACTTTAAGTTGGGAAAATCCATCAGTAATTAGGCAAATGTCACATAGTGATGGTAAAATCAGACATTTGGTGTCACAAAGTTAGGGTAGATTCAAGTAGTAATACTACCAAGATTAGATAATATATTTTACAAAACAATAGCTATTGGGCAATATTAGATAATATTTAGGCTATTTAAAACGACATAGGGTATAATTAATATGAAGGACAAGACAGGTAACATAGTAAATCGTTTAGTATCTCGCCTTAAAAAGATTGGCATAGAGATTGAATTACTTAGTAATATACCTTGGATATACCTATATAAGGTAAATGGGAATATAGTCAACGAAAGGTTCTATGGCGAGCACGGGTTTACAATTGCATTTTTCCCAATTAAGATAGACCAAGAGATGAGCCTTACTGACATAAGGGAAATATTCAAAATAATAAGACAATATAAATCAAATGAAGAAAATTAAATTAATGCATTACCGAAAAGGTAAAAATGTAGCACGAGTAGATTACAACAACTTAAAAGTTGAATTTTTCGAAGAAAATAACTATCATTATAAATTACTAGGTAGTAATACAGATAGGATAGAATCTAATCTAATGTATAATGATTGGAAAAAAATATATCCGAAAGAGTTTGATTTACTAAAAGATAAAATTAATCTTAATATTCAATGACATTCAAAGAAGGATTAGACCTAAGATGTTTTGTTCAAAACAATACTACATCGACACTAAATGAATTATCGATAGGGTACGAATTAAACTCTTGCGATTTAGCACTAACTACATTTTATAAAATAGATGTAATATCTCCAGTACCGGATCCTTATGATTCTTCTAAAGAATATACAGAGATTCATTCTGGGGGGATTGTTTTTATATGCGAATTAGATTATCTAAAAGTTAAAAATATCATCAAAAATGTTTCGTCATTATCAGTATAAAAACATAAAAGGGTATGAGATAATATTATTTGGGTACGTCATTCGTGCGGAAAAATATTATAAATATGTTCCATATGAATTGGCAACAAATAGCGTAAAGCATATTTATTTTAATGGATATTATATTTACGCAGTTGAATTATGGAAGAAAAGAAAATAGATTATTATAAAATTGCCGTTGATTGGGGGAAAAACTATCTTCTGAATAATACGGAATCAAAATCTTTTAAATATAAACCTGCAGAAACTATTTTAGATGATTTACATTTTGTATCTATTACTATATTAAGAATTGAAAATAGTAATGGTAGAGAAAAGCAAGCTTCATATAGAAGAATGAGAGAATTTAAAAGATTCCTTGAGGGTAAATAAAACTTATGTTCTTAAATTAAATATTTTGTATTATATTTGTAAAAACCAAACACAAAATGAGAAGATTACTTACAGACAACGAAATTCGTAATATGGTATGCTATTATGCTAAATGCCAATCGTTGAGAGATTTTATTGATGAGAAAGTTGTACCATCACAATTTCATTACCAAAAAGTTAAGCAATATACGAACCTTCTTGTAGGAGAACTTGAAACTCAAGTTGATGTTATGATGAAGGCTAACGGAGGCGAGGCTCAAGGAGATGTATTAGACCAATTTGTTAACGCATCTATTCAATCTGATTATTTATTTGATGTAGCATTGAAACTTGAAAGGATAGAGTATGATAAAAAAATAGAGTGTGCAGGAAGAATATCAGATATACTTAAAGAATATGGAATTGAATAGCGAAAACATCACAACATTTACCGACAGCATAGTATTTGATACTATCAAGGATATGGCGGCTAGGGCTGAAGTAGGATTGAATAAGTACAATACTACAATGGATAGAGAAGATTTGATTGCATCTGATTGGGTCCAGCACGCTTACGAGGAATGCTTAGATATGGCATTGTACTTAAAGCGTTTAAGAAAAGATATGCTTGCAATGGAGGAAGAGTTAAGAGCATTTAAAACTCAAGCGATGATTCACGATAAATTAGAAGAAGAGAAAAAAGGATACACAGAAGATGAATTAAAGTCAGCTTGTACTCTGACAAGAAGGTACGAAAAGTCAGCTTCAGTACTGACTGCAACTGATGGCACAAGAGTTGTATATAGAGCTGTACCAAAACCAAACGAAACTTACACCGACCTCGAAGATAATAAAATCAAGCGGGCTTGGCATCATTAGAGTAGTTTTTCATAATTGTGTTAAAAGGATCAAAAATGCCCTGCTTTGCGGGGTATTTTTATTTAACTAAACATTTTGTATTATAAAATTTTTGTATTAAATTTGTGTAACAATAATACATTGTATGAAAAAACAAACCTACACCGATGTGCTCTGCAAGGCAGAGGCTATCGCACAAAACCCTAAAAGTTTAAAAAATAATGGTAGATTTAAAATGCCTGTTCAGCGTAGATTATCAAGATTATCTTCAAGAATAGCTTTTTTAAGTCAATTTGAAAAACCAAATCAAGAGTACAGTTATTAATAATTTAAAACCAAACAAAAATTATGGCACGATCAGATGCGTACTCGGCTAAAGCCGAATCCCCTGTTAAGAAGTACATTAAGTGGTCTTCTAACAAAAAATGTTTCACATTCTATGATAAGAATTTGAAAACTGATAGAGATGTTAAATTACCTTTAACATTAATTTACTTTGATTCATATTCTAGCATCAAGGGCTTCAGCGATAAATCGCAATCTTCTATCTATTCTAACGAAATTAAGTCTACTAAGACTGAACCATTATTTGTTCGTTCATTCAAAGGAGGAGAGATTATTAGTGGACTTTATCAAGACATTAAATTAAAGGTTACTGAAGAAGGTGGTCACTACAATGCAAGTGTATATGCTATGCTTGAGGGAGAGATTATCAACATTGAAATGAAAGGTGCTGTGCTTCAACATTGGTCTAATTTCACAAAAGACAATTTCAAAAAGTTCTTAAAAAATGAAATTGTAATTCCTTCTGCATTAGATGCTAAGAAAGGAGCAGTTAATTATTCAGTTCCTGTGTTTACATTAGGAAAAGAAATCTCTGATGCTGATGGCAAGCAAGGGGATATCTTATTTGATGAGTTACAAGCATACTTTGTAGCCCGCAAGGCACAAGGTAATACAGATACTCAACAACACGATACCCCATCACAAGAGCCATTATCGGTTCGCACATTTGAAGAACCAGTATTTGAAACAGAAGATAATCCATTACCTTTTTAATATGTCGGAAATAGTTCAATTAAGACAATCCCCAATCTTCTCTGCAAATAAGTCAGAGATGGTTGGGATGGTTAATTCTTATTTAGAAGAGTTAGCATTTAATGGAGGAGAGCCATTAAAGGATTTGATTTTATGTAGGAAATATTCTTTCTTACTTGAAGAAATTGAAAAAGGATTGAAAGATTATGCAATGACTGAACTTAAATCTCACGATGGGAATGAAGCAGAAATGTATGATTCTGTACTTAAAGAAGTTGAATCGGGAGTCAAGTATGATTTTTCGGCAACATCTGCTTGGGTAACACAAAAGAAAAAAGTCGAAGAAGAAGCATCTAAGCTAAAAGAAATTGAAGCTTTTATAAAAGGCTGTAAGTCTAAGACATCTATTGTAGATGACCAAACAGGAGAAGTATCAGAATATTTCCCTGCGTCAAAAACAAGCTCAACATCCATCCGCATAACACTTAAATAAAATGTATTCACTTAATCAAGTGTGGGAAAATATCCACAATCAATTAGAATTGGCTCATAGAATCAAGATTGAGCAAGCAAAATTAAAGTTCAAATTAGAAAAAGAAAATGAAGAAAGACTTAATAAAAAAGCTAAGAACTGAATTGGGGATGACTCAATTAGAATTTGCAAAAGCAGCAGGAATTAATTCATTTCAACAAGTATACCTATACGAGAATGGTAGAAGGCAACTTGGGTATAACCTACTTAATCGTATTATCTGCAACCTTGCATCTAATGGGTACTTAGTTTCGCTTGATATAATAGTAATGATTAACGAAAAAAAACTATAGTATGGAAGATGCAAAGCTTGATAAACTGTTATATACAGACAAGGAATTAAGGGGGATGCTAGGCATTACAGCAAGGAGATTAGCTCATTATCGCAAAGAAAAGCTTATTGTTTATATTGATACGAATCCAATTCGCTATACAAGGAAAATGATACAAGACTTTTTGGAATACGTTAACAAGTATCCCGGATCCCTAGTGATAAAAAATAATTAATGATAAATCCTAGTAATCTAAAACCAGCCGAAAGGGCAGAGGCGATAATAAAAACCTGTTTCTATGGGGACAAGTTTTCTATCGCCTCTTATTTTTTAAATGAGTTAGCAAAAAATACAAAACACGCAAGTTTTGATGATGAGTGTTATTGGAAAGATGTAGAAGAAGAATTTAAATCAAGACTAAAATATGATATTTAATGAAGAGATTGACCAATTTATTATTGTTTGGGAGGGGGTAGACTTGTCCTTGAATAAATGGTATGCTAATCGGCACTGGTCCTTCAGAAATAAAGAAAAAGAATTTTGGTCTAACTTATTCTTAAAGTTGCTTCCTAAGGGAATAAAAAAGATTGATAAGTATATGATTACCTTATACTTTAATAGTCGCTTAGACGCAAGCAATACTGTGCCTATGATTAAAATTTTTGAGGATACGATGAAGAAATCTCATTACATTATTGATGACTCAAAGAAATTCTGCAAGGGCATATGTATTTTCCCAGATGAAGAACTTGGTAAAAAAAATTATAAACTAATTGTTCATATTATATCTTATGCTACTAAAGAAAGTAAAGCTTATCGCTCCTAATAATTATCAAGAGGTATTGGCTGATTTGTTTAGCAAGGAAGTATATTCCACTAACAAGGACCAGTACGATAAAAGAAACCAAACCAACAAAAGTAAAGTCGAATCAGATATTTACATTGGTAAGATGGCGGAGTTTGCAGTATGGAATTTTCTTATAAATCAGAGTAAGTTGGCTACATTTCCTGATATTGGAGTGTATCCAAAAGAGTTAAAGTCATTTGATGCAGACATTACGTCTGGCGATGTAAAAATTCACGTTAAGAGTTGTATGAAAGTGTGGGATTATCAAAACTCTTGGGTATTCCAACCTAATGATTCTTTATGCACATCTCCATCTGATAAAGAGTTTATTGCTTTTGTTATCTGCTCCCCCGATAATAAGTTTGAAGCATACTTTGTTTTAGCTTCAAAAGTAATTGGGATGTACCGCCCTCCAAGAAAAGAAGGGCTTGACAAGAAAGTAATTTACGAAGAGAACTTAATGATATTAGAAGTATGAAAGTATTAGAATTGTTTGCCGGATCCCGTTCAATCGGGAAAGCTGCTGAAGAGTTAGGGATGGAAGTATTCTCATCTGATTTATTACCATTTGATGGGATAGACTATGCTTGCGACATCAGAGAATTTGATTTAGCAAAGCTACCATTTATACCTGATGTAGTGTGGGCATCCCCGCCTTGTACGGCATTTTCTGTTGCCTCAATAGGTAGACATTGGAAAGGAAGTAAGAAAGGCTCTTATGTGCCATTTACTGATTCAGCAAAACTTGGATTAGAATTACTTGATGCGACACTAAAAGTAATTGAGCAGATTAATCCGAAGTTTTTCTTTATTGAAAACCCACGAGGGTTAATGAGGAAAATGCCTCAGCTTGAAGGCTTTTATAGGAATACTGTTACTTATTGTCAATATGGCGACACAAGGATGAAACCTACAGATATTTGGCATAATCAATTATCTTATACACCGAAGCCTCATTGCAATAATGGAGACCCTTGTCATACTCCTGCACCAAGAGGTTCGCAAACAGGAACGCAAGGATTAAAGGGAGCTTATAATAGAAGTAAGATTCCACACGAGTTCTGCTTAGAAGTAATGGAGTTTTGTAAGAAACAAAATAAAACTTATTTACTTTTTCCCGCCACGAGACCTTTTATCTCCCGCTGAATCTGATTTAGAGCCTCTGTTTACGGAGGCTTTTTTCATTACGATACCCTTGCTTGTATGTGACGCATCCTTTCCATCTCCGTTTCCATAAGTTTTCCTATCACGATTAACCTTAACTAACTCAACACGCTTGGCACGTTGCTCAGGTTTTTTGTTAAACTCTTTATTATATGCATCTTTCTTAGCCTTAGCCTCTGGATTACTTGCATAATACTTTGCCGATTTCTTCATGCCACTATCAACGTTTATGATTCTGAGCTACTAAGATACATAATTCTATGAAATATTTCTGCGTAAAAGTCCACTTAGCGTAGTTAATATCTTTATGAAGCAGTTGTATATTTCTCTTGATGTAACCCTTATCGTTGTTAATCCTATCAATAGACACCATACCGTTGTCTGTATCTGTATCAAAATCTAATGGGATGCCCGATAATGCACACTTCCTATCTTGCTTAATGTAAATATCCCAGATATATTTAATATCAAACGCAAACTCTCTACCCTTTTCTAGTGCTTTTCTTTTTTTAGAATCAAACCAAGAGATAGGGATTTCTTTGTACTTACCTTTGTTGTTCTTCCCTGATTTATTATGACAGCTTATGCAAACGGTATTAGCCTTAACCGCTCTAGCAAGTTCGTACTTGGCTGAGTAATATTGTTTGTTACCGCAAGACTGACAAAACTTAAACCACTCGGTTAGTTTCATTTACTTTTTTTATGAGTATTCGCAAATTTTCTTGCTGACTCAACACTTCCAAATCCCCAAGCCTTTAGAGCTAATGCCTTTCTTGTAGGCTCTCCGTTAGGCTTCTTCATTGGTCCAGCCATCCCCGCAAACCTTGCGGCAAAAGATACACGTCTAGGGTTAGTGCCTGCTTTAACAGGAGCTTTTAGATTGCCCCCAGTTTGAGCATTATAGGACGCTCTGCCCTTAGAATTCAAGCCGCCCGCCTTGTTTTGTCCTTCTTTTCTAGTCCAAGCACCTGTCTTCATTATTTCTTCAATAGATTAAGTCCCTTTAATTTTGCAATTATCTTATTAGCTTCTTCTTCGGCTTTCCCTATTGCCTCTTCTTCTTTGTCCTTTATATTCCAATTACTCAGCAATATACTTATATGCATTGTTTCGTGCATCACAGCAGTTGCCTGCTCACTAGGAGAATACTTTCTGAATGTACCCATATTTAAGAATACGAAAGGCTTATAAGGGGCTTTGGCTGTTAGCTTCTTGTCAGCAGGGTCATAGTTGGTAAGACCATATATATAAACCCCGTTGCCCTTAGTCTTGTCAACTTCTTCTGCTTGAGCATCTTTTATATTAATCCCGTGCATCTGCTTGACATTGTAATATTTAAAGATATCGGTAGCATCCTTGCCTACAATAAGGAGATACTTGCCCATATCATAATGCTTCACTTTATTAGCTATACTAATCAGGCTATTGCCTTTCTTTGATTTCTGTATATCTATTAAGTTTGCCATTACTTCTTCTTAGCAGTCTTAGCCGCTTTCTTAAATTGTTTTGCAGTAGGAGCTCCCTTAGAGCCTACCTTTCTCATTGTTTCACCTGAGCCAGCTTCAATACGCTTGCGCTTTTTGTTGATATTTGCGTATAGTCCGTTTTTCATTTTAGTAGCCTTTTTTCATTGGCATCATACCCTTCTTCATTGGGGGCATAGGCTTCTTTGTAGCTGGCATAGCTTTCTTTGAACCTTTTTTCATTGGAGTTGCTTTCATTGCTTTCATTGTAGTATTATTTATTTATCTAATTTATATAAAAATCCACTTGTTTTATTACTAACATCTGCTTGAGATTTCTTAGTTGCGGCATAAGCAGCTACAGCTGCATCTGCTTTTGATTTGTCTGATTGCGCTTTTAATACGGCAGGGCTTGTATTTGCCGCTCCTGTGTAAATATCACCAAATTTACCTCCTGTATTTGCCTGCTTTTTATTAGATTCTTGCATCCTACTATTATTTTAAAGTTAAACGATATATAGTTTGGTCTACTAGAGCATTAATCTCGTCCAAAATATTTGTAAGTGCCGAGTTTCCTATTACCAACATTCTAGCATCGCCTGAGATATAAGACTTAAATGATTCCAAAAATGTTATCGGAGCGTCCATTGTATATGGCTTAACTTCTAAATCACATCCCATCATAATGCGTCCATAACAACCCTGATATGATTCGATAAACTTATCCATTAAATCATTGAATGCCTCATAGAACTCTCCTAATGATTGATGTTCGCTTAGCGATACTGTTTGCCAATGAAATACCTTTGCTTGTGCAGACGCTTCTAACATCTCACATAACAACTCCTCTTGTGGGTCTTCTGTTTCTCCAGACTCTGAAGAGTTTTGTGAGTAATCATTCATTAAAGTCCCAAAGGCTACTGCCCTCTTGGCTTTCTGCATATCTATTATACTTGCCATACTAATTTATTTTATCAAAGTTAACTTTATTTTTTCTTTTTAGATGCTAAATATTTAAAATAATTCACTTGCTTCTCTCTCTTAGCAATTCCCTCCTTAGTCTTAGCAGTACCTAAGTTGCGTCCTGTGGTTTTGGATACTAACTTATAGCCTCCCTTAATTTTCTTTATCATTTCTTTATTTTTCTTTAGATTTTAATTCTTCGTAAATTTTTCTAACATTTGAATTTAAAATCCCAAATCTTCTCAAATCTTTTCTATACAACTCCATATTAGGGATTTCATTTGTTTTTTCAAATTCAATCATTATTTCTGCTTTAGCCCTTGCATCTGGAGCAAATGCCATCGCAAAGTAATCGGGTTCGTAAATTTTATATTGAATTCTATCTTTTTTCTTTAAATTCATTGCATAATTTTGAATTCCTTGGACATATTCCCTTCCTTGGCTTTTAGCATAAACTCTAATTTCACTTAAAGATGCTCCATCATCAACCATTGAGTTAACTTTATCATGCATCATAAATAACTTATCTGACTCTCCCATTTTAATTTTAGCGTATTCTGGGTTGTCAAAACGTATATCAGGATTAGTAGTACCTTTAAAACGGTCTTTAATAGCATCTCCAATTGAACTCGGAACAGATGTCCAAGCATTTTCTTTATTGAATTTTGAACGATAAGATTCAGGCATCTCTGTAAATTGATTAACCGATTTATCCATTAACGAATATCCCATAGAAATAAGTGGGTTAGTTAGCGGGAATATGTCATCCGCAAACTTTTGAGCCTTTGCTGGTGATAAGCCAACTCCTAAAAACCCTTTTCCAAAATCTGTAGCCGCAACTGCTTTCCATAATTCAGCTACATTCTTGTTCTTAACCCCTTCTAAGAAGGGAGATGTTTTACGATTTTTATCTTGCTCTACAATTTGCTTGCTTCTCCAAATATCATAATTAAAACCATATTCAATCATACCTTTAGCTACAGGAGGTAAAATGCTACCAAATTTTGGAGCAAACATATTTGAAGTTTCTTTCCAAATACTTGTTCTTTCTTGCCATTTCTCAATACGCTTAGGATTTTGTAAAACTTCTTTTAAATAAACACCCTCTGCAATATGCTGAAATCTATTTAAGAACCATTTTACAGTTGGAGGAACAGCTACTTTAGTATATCCTCTTGTACCATCTGCATTTTTGTAAGTATTAAATATAACAAGGTTGTTTATGATATCTCTTTGAACATCATTATTATCATAGTCGCCCGCAGCAACCATCATGTTATACATTGTTATCGCCATTACAAATAATCCTGCACCACCAATTTTTTTACCAAATTCAACTTTGTTATTAGAAATATAAGATGCAGAAATTTTAGATACTTGCATCATTACATTAAAGTAAGGAGCAAATCCATCTAACCATTTAGCCGAAGTACCACCTCTGTGATAATCCATTGCTGCCCTTGATTTATATGCAGCTTCAGTTTTAATTTTCTCTAAATCTTCTTCTCTTGCTTCAAACCCATTTTTTTCATAATACTGATCAATTAATCTATTTTTAACAGTTTGGTATGCATTTAATTTAGATGCTAATTCAGATATGTTACCAAATGTTCCTAATCCATCAACAATTTTACCCCACTTACCTTCCATTTGAGGAGAGTATTCACGAGTTAAACTCATCATAAGACCCCCTGTTTCAGCAAATTCATAAATCAAATTACTTATTTCAGAGTTATCTCCTAAATTAAATTCAGCAGCAGTCAATCGCTTTGCCATTTCAAGAGTTCCCATCATGGCTTGTTGATATCTTTCGGCAATTGTTCCTTCATAAATATCTGTTAAATGTATTTGAGATATTACGTCAATAGGAATATTGGTAATAGGGAAAGCTACGTTGATACCTGTGGCAAAAGTTTTCATTATACCTGCACCTAACCATTTAGACCAAAACTTATATTGCTCTCCTTTAAGGTCACGCATTTCAATGTCATTGAATTCATCTGCTAATGGTGTTTCTTTTGTATTCTTTAATTGGAATGCATATTTTTTACCATCAACCTTATAAACCATATTTACAAATCGATTATCTGTAGGAGCAATAAACTTGGGAGTCCCATCTGAATCTAATTTGATAGTACCATCTTTGTAACGCTCATATTCAGCTTCTTTAATAAATCCGTAATTAGCTAATTTGGAATCTTCAGCAAGGGCTTTTAAAGCCTTGTTTGTTGAAACACGAATTTCTGCTGTAACAAGAGCTGATTGCAATAGGCGAGCTGAATCAGCATCAAGATAATCCATATCTCCACCACTAATCTTCTTTAATTCATCTGAACTAAGCATAGAGCCTCTATTTACAAACGAATTAGATTGTAATGGAGTTTCTTTTACCATGTTTCCATTTGCATCTTCATACAACTGACCATAAGCAAATCTCAAGAAGTTTCTTGGCTGATAATCGTAATTCTTAAACATTTCATAGGTAGCCTCAGTAATTAAACCGCTATCTAATTTATATTTTAACAAATCACTAAACGCTTTAAAATACAAATCTGCTCTCTTATTATATTCAGCGTAGGCATCTACTCCTATTTTCTTTTCTAATTTAGCAAGCGATGCTTCAGCAGATTCTTTATTAGAAGCTATTTGTTTTTTCTTATCGTTTACATCATTATGCTTACCATGTAGCGGTCTTTCTTTTGTTTTAGCTTTTCTCATTACTTTTGCTAAATCATTTTTTAATGTAGCAATAGATTCACGAGCGATACCTGTTTGCTCTGGGGTAGATTTAGGATTAGTTATAACATTATTTGCATCTTCAATCTGTTGCTTGATATCATCTGCTTGTTGCAAGAATGCATTACGTTGATTATCAAAGTTGGTATCAATTGCAATTACTCTTCGTAATTGGGTAACGCTATCTACTATGGCAACACCCGATTTATCAAGTCCGCCATATATTTCTTTACGATACTTCCCAAATTTAAGTTGAGCAAATTGAGATGCCCCCGCTTTATTATACATCATCTGCATAGCGTATACCATCTCAGCTTTTTCAAGTTCTTTTCTAATATTCACATTACGCTCAAACCATTGTTTATAAAGTCTTAAATATTCACTATTAAGGAAATCTTTATTAAACCATTTAAGGAAACTATCGTTTTTACGAGCTTCCATAGATGCACGGGCAGACTGAAGTAAATCAATATCTATTAAATCAGCTTTATCAGCTCCTATTTTTGCACGAATAGTTTGTTGTTTTGTAATCTTAATCGCATTAGCATCAAATACAACATAATTCATTAAGCCATCTTGACGACCTCCTTGAGCGTAATATGTAGGAACTCTTATCCCATCTACTCCTGCTTGCTGTAATAACCAAGAAGCCATTTGTTGTGAAGTAGCATATCTTTGATCAGCAGTTTTGCCTTCTTTAACAGTTTTTGTAGATTCAAAAAACGTAGCAAGCCTTGTATACATTTCCCCTCCAGTTTGTTTTAGGAAAAAATTCATTCCCTTGTCCCTATCAGAAAATTGCCTCATAGTTACAACTTTCTTAGCAACTTCTAATGTATCTTTTTGATACTGATTTAATCCTTGCATTTTCTCCATTTGTTCCAAAGAAGAAACTATTGATAAAATACCACGATAAGCCGTAGCTGCAGCCATCATATTTGCATTACCTTCATTATGCCAATCAAACCATATTCCATCGCTAAGGCTCTGCCCTGTAACTTGAGCTGTATAATGATTTCTTTCCCCAAATGCATTATATAATTTCTTCCTATTAGCTCTTGAAATATTTGTTCCAAGAAATCCTTTATTATCTTCAAGAAATTTTTTCCAATCAGCAAGGGTTGTACTTGGATTTTGTAATAATTTATAGGCACGAACTCTTAAACTGGGAGGAGGAGTTTTCTTTCCGGGCAGTAATACATTAGACCCTTTTTGTTCATCTCCCAAGAAGTCAAGGTATCCTTGTTGATTCATTTTATTGCCTTGGTTGCTCATAGCATATGCATTAGCAACATCAAAGTCTTCACTTAAATAAATACCCCAACCATACGCTTGAGCACCTTCTCCTGTACCAATTTTTTGATTATTGAATCTTTCAAAACTCCAAGGGGATCCGTGATAAAGAATTCTTTTTTGAGATATGAATTCTACTTTATTGTCAGAACCATCTGTAACTTCTTCCTCAATTTCTTTTGAAATTACTTTCTCAGAAACAGGCATCATCTTATAATTAGCTTTTGCTATCTCAGACTTTGCTTCTTCAGTTGGAGTAAAACCAATTCCTTTTGCAACATTCGTAGCTACATTAGGAGCTTTAGGTCTTAATAACCCTTTAGGAGCAAGATATTGCTCTTTGAATTTAGATTTAACTGTTCCTTTTAAATCAGAATATGTTCTTGTTTCAAATGACTTATCACGAGATTCTTTTTCATAGAACCTATCTTCAGTATAGATATCTCTAACCATTTGATCCCGTTCATCTTCAGTTAATTTATTAGGATCAATTTCTGATTCTGGCTCTGCAAATTTTGCAAAGTTTTCATTTACGCCATATAACCCATCAAGGGTAAAGTGATTAGTTCCAGCAAGTTTAGCATTAAACATATCGTGAACAATACCTTTAGATTGCAACGCTTCAATTTGGTCGTCACGTTCTATTCCTTCTGGCAATACATCCAATTCAAATCCTCCTACAACATAACCTCCTTTATTGTTGTTAATTAAATCATCAGTTAATATTGTATTATCTCCATATTCTTTTAAGAAATTATAAATACTATAATCTACTTTATTAAAGGCAATCTTACTATATGTTGTCCCTACATCGGTTTTAGTAGATGCATTTTTAGGAATAATACCAAGTCCGATTGTTTTTCTTGAATCAAATGTTGTGTTGTCAATATACTCTTCTTGTAAAGCAGATAATTGCTTATCGGTCATATTAGGAGTAACCTTATTGAATACATTAATTATTTGTTGTCTCTCAGTTTTAGTCTTCGCCACTTTACTGACAGACGTACTTGTATTAATGAAATTAGCAATAGCTTCTTTTGATTTAATCAAATCCTCTTCGTTACTATTCGCTATTTCAGACAATCCTCTGAATAAATATTTTGCTCCATAAGCATTATTAATAGCGGTAGATGGATTTTGAATCATAATCAAAACTGCAACCTTTCCTTGTCCATAACTATTGAAAGCTGATGTGTATGTGCTTTTTACTGTACTTACATTCAAACTTGCAAATCCGATTCCATCTTGTACATTCTGAGCATTTAATGAGAATCCAAACCCGCCAAAAATAGGCTCTCCTTTGCTGTCAACTCCGTATCCTGTAGCATCACTTGTTATAATCACAACTCTGCCATCATATTTCTGAATAACATCATTAAGATTCATAATAGGATGAGACACAGTCTCAAGCATTGGAATAGTCTTAGGAAATTCATATTCACCTATCCGCTTTTGATTTATTTCATCTAACGGAGTATAATCAATGCTTGTTGGGAATGGGATAGCAATACCCTCATCATATGTTTGATCTGATTCAATTTTCTGACTAATCTCATCTGCCGAAACAGAAACACTTTCTGATGTGAATTTATTTAGATAATTTAAATTTACATCTGTTCCTTCTCTTAAAGATTTAGCAAAAGATTCAAAGAATTTAGCAAGTTCTTCAGTTGAGTTAGTAGTTGCCCCAACTTTATCCGCAAGTTCAATTAAAAATTTGTTTCCAATTTTGTCAGCATATTTTTTAATAAGTTCACGAAGTCCTAACATAAATTTCTGACCAATTGAACGATTTAAAGCAAAATCTACTTCGACAACAATCCTTTCTCCCGCCTCATTTAATTTTGAAAATGATAATCTTTTAGCAGTAAGCACACCAAGTAATTCTGATAAGAATTCTTCAGCAACTAAATTTTCTCCTTTACTTTCATATAAATTAGAAAAGTTCTGTAAGTAATCAAGCTCAGCCTTAGAAAGCATTCCTTTTAAATTCTTTACCATATCAACGAATGCTGCTGGATCAGTCTTTGCAATTGACCTAACTGCTTCGTGGAATATCTCATGAGCCAAAGTTGCGTCGTCAGCTACAGATATATTAACATGAATAACTCCTTTGTGCTGTAATCCCATTGCCCCTTTAGATACCTCTTTTGCTCTTTTAGCACTAAATCCTTGAGCAATAAGCCCCTTTGCCATTTTCTTTTCACTATCATACAATATGATTTGGGCATTTGGGCTAATGCTCTTTAATGCTTTATATTGATTAGCAATTCGAGATTTTTGATTAGGGGTAAGTTTCCCTAATACTTCATTCCCTTGCACAGATTCAATATCTTCGCTAACAGAATACCCTTCATTAGATGCCTTAACTAAAGATTGTCTTGCTTGAACCGCTTGTAAGTAAGAAACAAGCTCATCGTTATTAGTATTAAATGATTTCTTTCCTTTAGTATCAGTAATTGTTGCTGAAATTAATTTACCATCTTCATTACGCTTAATTTCTCCAACTTCTAATGTCCCTTTGATTTTAAATGGTTCATTAGATTTGTTTTCGCTTTCTGATTTAAAAGTAAATGATTTACGAACAGGAGCCATAGTAACATCTCCATTTTCGTCAACGCTTGCCCTCAATGAAATATTTCTTCCATCTTCCGTTTTAAACTTAAAAAGTTCGCCTTCAAATCTATTATTACGCACTTTCTTTGACCTCTCAGCCCTTAACTCTGAGTTAGTAGTACGATTAGTGGTCGTGTCTGCTTCTGTTAGTAATTTGCCATTCTTTGTAATCTTATCATAAGACTCTAATGAATCTAATTTAGAGTACACATCTTGCAATACATAATTTCTTTCTTGATTAGTTAATTGGTCGTCAGCAATAACGCTTGCCTCTAAATCATATAAAGAAGATGTCGCTTTGTTTACATCATTAATGTCAACCAATTCCCCTGCTTGAATACTGTCAAGCAAGTCTGAGTTATTCTCTGTAAACCCAAGGTAATAATTGTTTTCTGTCAAGTAATTGGCAGCTTTCTCTCTTGATAGTTTTTGTTGTTCTTTAACCGCAGCAGAGCTTCTTGAGTATATTGCATCAATATTCTCTTTCATTATAGCATCTACCTTAGCTTTCTTTTCTTCAATAATAGCATTTGAAGCTGCAATCAAACTTTCATCATGAAGTTCTCTTTGTGAATCTTCTTCTGACCTAATTTCATTTAATGTATTAATTACTTCTGCCCGCTTATTTACATTTTCAATATCAGAAATTAACAGATAGTTATCATATGTTGCACCAGCATTATAATCTCTAATATCCTTAATTTTATTAGCTGCTGATTCACGAATTTCTTTTGAAAAATTTTCATTATCTGCAACTTCTTTGTAACGCTTAATAGATTTTTCTTGCTCAGGAGTTAATTTTATCCGTGAAGCCCGTGCTGCTATACCACTAACTACTCCACCAGAAGCAGCTCCTAAGACAAATGCATCTATAGAACTTTGAATTAATTTATTATACTCTGCGGGATTAAATTTATTATCAGCAACTCTGTCTATTACAAAACTACCAAGATTAGCAATTATTTCTTCTACCCCTTCTTCATTAGCTCCAGCAAATGCTTTCTTAACAACTCCCCCATATCCACGAATAAGAGCTTCTTTTGTCGCTTCTTTTCCTTCAGTAGAAATTATTTTTCTTAAACTATTAAATGCATTTACATCTGTTCTAAATATAGTTTCTGTTAATCCCTCAACAATACCTTTACCTATTGATACTAAAGCATCTTTTCCTGATATTTCTCCGTCTTTAGCATATTCCTCTCCTAATGAAGCTCCCGCTCCCATTAATCCTGCTCCCGTAAATACTGCTCCAGCGGATCCTCCCGTTAAACCAAGTGCTACAATTTGAGGCATTTGTTGAAGAGAGCTTAATCCAAGATTAATAAATGCATCTCCTGCTTTTCCTTCTTGAAGTAATTCAGTAAATGTTTTATCTACGTCTTCGTTAGCAATTCCATATTCAGTCTTAGCTTGTCTCATAAATGAGTTACTAACATTTTGAAGAGTTTGAGCTTGTTCATACAATGCACCAGCTACTCCTTCTGACGAAGCTACCTTTACGTTACCTTGGTCTTCTTTGTTAATTAGACCCTTTACACGAGACCCAATATTTTGCATGAAATCTGCTGCACCACCAAGAATATTTAAAGCGGTTGCTCCTACTGTTCCTATTCCTCCTGATATTAAAGACTCCACCATTGGTAGCGTCCCCGTTTTATCTGCAATAAAAGAATATCCTCGTGTAGTTGCGTTTGATGACAATAAATTTGATGTAACAATATCGTCAATTGCCGCACGTTGCTTTAACCCTTTTTGATAAGCCAATTTTTCTTCGGCTGTCATTTCATCGGGGTCTCTATCATAAATCCCGTATTTCCTAGTTAACTCTTGAGCAAAAGGAGCTGTACCTAACCCTGAATGGATAGGTTGTGCTTTAGAAAAATAATCTGCAATATCAGAGAATAAACCCCCAGAATCTTCCTGCCCAGATAATGCCGTAACGTCTTTTTTTTTTGAAATAGTTTCGTACTCTGAGAAGTCAATACTTATTAAATTAGAAGAAGTATCAGCAGAAGGGGTAGGTTCGCTAACTTTCTCGTATTTTGAAAAATCTATTGGTTGAAGCCGTTGTTTAGACATCTATTTTGTCAGTTTAAATTAATATTTAAAATTCACTTATTATTAATCAACATATTTAAGGTCTTTTGCCCCGTATTTTTTTATCATTAACGCTTCTGATTCTTTTGTAAAACCACGTCTTATGTATAAAGTTTTTGTTTCCGCATTATATCCTGTTTGTTTATCTACTGCGGGGGCAGGCTTAGGAGCAGGATTAGGAGTAACTGGTTGCTCAGATGAGGAAGGTTGCCCAATTTCAACAGCATTAAATCGATTCCATCTTGCTTTTGCATTTTGACCTTTTGCTCTTGATAAAGCTGGTCCATTAATAGCTGAAACAAGATTCTTATATGAAATAGAATTTGTTGATACAGGGATAACTGTCTCTTCTTTTGAGTCATCTACCTCGTATTTACCTTCAAATCCTTTTGGAGCAGGTCTTCCTTTTATATAATGCATTTTAGTGTTTGCGTCATAAGTTACATCTGTCGCAACAAATGGAGTCATTTTCCCGTTCCACATAAGAGATGTTACCTTAATAGCTTGCCCAAAGTTTACATTTTTTGAATTATCTTTTACGGTAATTCCCATATTCTCTAAAGGAGCTGTATTACTAATTGTTTCTGCTGTAAGTTCATTAGCAAGCCTTTCGCCTTTTGTTCTTTCATTAATTAAACCAATATTGGCTTCTGTAAGTCGATTTTCATTGGCTTGTTTAGTAGGTAAATTCTTTTCTTCTATTGCGGATACATTAGCTCTACTTGTAGAATAACGCAATTCATCTGCAGATTTAACTTGTAAATCTTTTTGAGCAGTATTATTGCCTTGAACGTATTGTTTTAAATATGAATCAACAATTTGTTCATCTGTTTGAAATACAGAATTCTCTCCCATTTGTGCTCTAATAGCAGCAATTGCGGGAGCACCTTGTTGTCTTACCGCATTAGTTATTGATTCTAAATACGATTGAGTCCTAGGAGTTCCATCGGGATTTAATACCACATTACCATTTGCGTCTTTTATAGGGACATTTGCTGGAGCTTTCCATTGTTTTGTTACAGGATCTAATTCCCATCCAGATACTTTAGTTCCAGAAATAGCATATTGCCCTTTATCTGCCCCAATGTATGTTTGAGCATATTCTGATTTAGGAGCTACACGACCAAGTATATCTGTCATTACTTTGGTTGTATTAATATTTTTTTGATATACAGACTGCATTTGCCTTCCCATATCTTCGGCAGAAAGATTTTCTGGGTTTAAGATTACCCTCCTCATTCCATCTAATGTAACACCAAGATTAAGTAAATCATCTTTAGTGGCTAAAGCTGTTTGAGCCATCTCTTTATACATCTGAGTACCCGCTTCAATAGCAGACTTCCTATTCTTAATAGTACTTACTCCGTTACGAATTCTTCCTACTTCAGAGTAATCTAATTTACCGTTTTTAATAATGCTTCTAGCGGCATCATCTAACAATGAAGTTGTTTTAGAAGTAATTTCTTGTTGACCATATTCGCCTAACTTATCTGTTAAAGCATTAATGTTCTCAAAAGTTTTTTCTGCTATATTATAATCGTTCTGTTTTTGAGCTATAATGCCCGAAAATATATTACCAAGGCTAGCTTGCACTTGACTTGCAGCCTTGTTAATACCTTCAGTCGGATTAAATAAATAAGACTCTGCCATTTTATTTTATTTTAATGATATTATTATCCAAAAACATTTCCTGCCATTGAAGCACCTTGTAAATCTGCCCAACTTGGTTTTTTGCCATCTGATCCAATAGTTCCCATCATTTTTTGCAAATCAGATGTCTTCATTTTTTGCATACCAATTTGATTTAATCCAGCTCCAATTGTACCAAGTGTTTGTGCACCAAAATTATATAATGATTGATTAGCTTGATTAAGAATACTTTCAGCAGACATTTCAGATTGAAATCCTTGTTGATTTAAAGCCATTCTACCCGATAAGTCTTGCCCCATTAAACCAAGCATCCCTTGCTGATTAGCGGCTTGTGAAGCAAATGACCTATAACCTTCCATTGATTTACCTGCAGCCAACTGACCTAATGCATTAAGATTAGCCATTCTTGCTTGTTGCTGATTCTGAAATATCATTTGTTGTCCTTGAGCAAGTGCTTGACCTTTTTGTGCACCAACATTTTGTTGTCCCATCAATAATGATGTAAGCATATCTGCACGAGAACCACCTAATTTACCTGTAGCTTGTACAAGATTAGCATACCCTTGGTCAGCTTGGTCTAAAGCAAATTGAGTGCCCGGAGCACGAGTCTGACCCGATGCTTGAATTTCATTCATACGAGCTTTATCAGCCATTGCTTGATATGGGGCAAAGTCTGCTTGATATGTTGGAGCAGCTTTTTGGGCAGCCATCATTTCTGCCATCTTCTGATCCCAACCAGCTTGCTGATTACGATTAAACATTGACACTTGATTCTTTTGAGCTTCAGCTCTTTTAATAGAATCTTTTGCTCCTAGCATACCAACTATTCCGCTAGCTATGCCACCTACAGCTCCAGCAATTGAAAAAGGATCCATATATTATCAGTTTTACGAGTGTCCAGTTACAGAAGCAATCTCAACATCAATTGAGTTAATTCTCATATTCTGGCTTTTATCTTTTAAAGTTACAACAAATTTATTTAGATAGCCAACAATATAGTCCCCCTCTATGATAGCATTGGGCATTGCAACCCCGCCTCTTTGGCTATTTGCATTTCTTAGAATATGAGCATATAAGCGATTATCTTCCATTAAAAAGTTTGATTCAACTATGCTAGTTGCTTGACCATTTTCATTTGTAATATCAATAGTAAGTAAATTAGCTTTAACATAATTAGAGGTTACGCTATAATCAACTACATTCATATCGTGAGTAACAGATACATTTAATGGATTTATAGGCAATCTACTATTTAAAGTAAATGTAATTGAGCCATTATATTCTGTGCCAAGTAAGTGATTGTAATCGTTTGTAGTTGTATTAGCAATTGGCTTATACATAACACCACTTTTAAATAAAATTATCTTATCTCCGTAACTTTCAGCAAAATCACTTTTTAAATTATATGATTCAGCAATCCATCGTTTAAGATTATCTGAATAGCCTGCAGATGTTGTATCAGAACCTATAGCAACAAAACACATATTATAAAACGGATCATATGAGAAATTAGCTACTCCCGATTTACCTAAAAAATGAGACCTCATATATGTATCACTTGGTATTTCTAATCCATCAGGAGTATACTTAACTACCTTTTTATTAAAGTCATCCCACCACCATATATTACCTTTATAGTTCATTACAGATTGCTTATTAAGCATTCCAAGATTATTGCCAAAGTTTCTAATAGTGCCTATCATATTATTTGTAAGGGCATATACCGAAGAGTTATTCCCTTGTGATAATTCTTGCTCTCCCATCATAATATATGCTGATTCTTTTTGACAAAGAACAAGTAACATTGAACCATTCCCTTGTAAACGAGACGCTCTTTGTAATGAAGTAATTTCTCCATTCTCTATAGCTACATCATTTGAATCTAAAGCAAAGAAAGAGCAAGTATTATTAATATTAGTACCTGAAACATAATTGCCACCATAGCGAATAGTATTTGTTCTTCGTGTTGATACTGAAGAAGTAGATATTATAGATGGTTTGCCCGCAGATGTATTCCAAAACTTATTACTTGTTGCATTAGATATTGACCTAATAAGATACTTTACATTTGTTGTTTCAACTGTTGCGTTATTATTATAGGTAGTAATTGTTTTTGGAGTAGTTCTATTCCCATTTAAGGTAATAACAATTCCATAAGTTGAATTCTTTGCAATTGAAACTTGTGATGCCGTTACTTCATTTTGTGCATCTAATGATAAAGTTAACTCTAAATGGAACTTATCATTTGCTTCAAATGGTTTTTTAATATCTGTATTTAATTCTATAATTTGAGTAGGATTAGCAAGTTCAGGAACATTAGTCCCTTCTGTAGTTAAATCTCTTCGTGGGAAAACATCAAATTTAGCCCCTATCTTTTCAGACGCAGTATCATACTCATTTTTAATATTATTATAAGGAGTTTTGTATAATTGAGCAGTTACCCCCCAAGATAAACTACCTAATGATGTTGGAGTTGTCAATTGAAGTGTTTGTGATGCAGTTAAATTATATGTAATAGTTAATTTATTAATACCAGCTTTTTGAACTCCTATATCATAAAAACCAGCTAATTTAAATGCAGTACTACTGTCTACAATAGTTGCAGAATCTCCATTTGTTCCCGAAGGAATACTAACAATAACAGATGTGTCTGTTTTATCAGTAGGGCTTCCGGGACCAGTTGTACTGCTTGATAATGAACCAAGATCAGCATTTATAATTGTACTTACATTTTCGGTAATACCTGCACCTATTGCCGCAGGCACAGTCCTTTGAGTATTATATAAGAATGGAGCTGTCTTGTAAACAGGTAATTCTATTTTAGTAAATACTGTATCTCCTAGCAATTTAGCAGCAGAAGCTCCATTTAAAGTCCCTGTTCCCGAAAATGTTTTTGTAGTTGAAAAAACCCAATCAGAAATATCTGTTAAGTTCCCATACTCATAGAAAACCAATGACTCATCTTCTTGAACTTGTTTAGGTGAGTATATTTCAAAATACAATAATAATGGATTAGGCAATGAGATATTAGTCATTGCTATACCAGAGTATTCGCAATAAATTAAATTATTTTCTTGACCTAAAATTCTTAAATCTAATAACCCATTTGGAGTATTAATTAAAACTCTATCCCCTTGCTCAACAGTATATATTTGTCCCGCACGATACATTCCCATTAAATCAATGACAAAGTATTTTATATCTTTTAGTTGGTCTACTGTAACAGATTGACTTGCAACTAATATGTCCGTTGTTTCTTTAGTAACAAGATTTGTTTCAACTTGATTTAATTGAAAATAAATATTACTTGCATAGCCTTCGAAAAAATAAGACTTAGATGTATTTTTAGTATACACTAACTGTGCATACTTTGCCCAAGCAGGCTTTACATATCCCGCATTTAGCGTAACAGTAACCGTAGGAATCATAGGATATGCAAATTTCCCCGTAGTGATTTTTTCAAACTTTTCTACTCCACGAGTTTTTAAAGCTGAATCATAAAATGCAATACCAACTCCATAAACAGAATTATTTGCAAAGGGTTTTACATAATCACTTCCTGTTTCAGAACTTGTCGGAGTTGTTAATGGAGAGCCTGATATGTATGAATTATATAATCCACCACTAGGCAATGTGTATCCGCTTGCTGATGATAATGTAAAATCTAAATTAGCAGATGACATATCATAATCATCTTTTATATTAGCAAGGAATATTCTATTCTTAGCTATTTCAATATGTTTTGCGTTAACAGGTACTGCGTCATAAGGATTTCCCGTTGTTACAATGTCAAGACTTTCATATGTCTGCCCAAGCCAAGTAAAAGCCCCCGTATAGGCAGATATTAATTGAGTGTCAATTCTTCTCCAAATACCATTGTTCCCTATCCTAACATATACCTCAAGGTATGTTGCAAAATAAGGAGTTCCCCCAAAAGCATAAGATAAGATATAATTTGCAGTTCCTTTTTCTCCTTTAAATACTTGGCTATAATTTCCTAGTACAGAATATTCTTTATTTTTATATTGATATCTACTTGCAAATTGAAAATCATTTGACTCAAGAAAATCAATTCCTGTTCCGATTGTTTTTACAACACTAACAACATTATTAGGAGTGTCCTTTTGTAACTTTAAATCTAATATTGTACGAGTGCCTGCTATCACATCTGTTGTTGGGCAAATAAGAACCGTTCCTTCTTCTGCATAATTCCATACAATTGATGCCCCAATAATCTTTAAATCAGGGACAAATGTAGTTGTAACTAAATGAGTATATGTAACTAATGTAGTCTTAGTGTCTAATGTAGTAGGTATCTTATAAATAGATGCTGTGCTCCCATTATCTCCAAGAACATAAATTGTACCATCAACATCTTGTGTTGTAGCCTTTATATTGGTAGCAGAAACCCCCGAAGTTCTAATTGATTCTAATAAACGTATTGCTCCAGCACCACCCGACTTACCAAAATCAAATACAATATTTGAAGCTGAAGAATAATCTCCTTCTGGTAAATTGTTTGGATCAAAATCTTTATTCAAACCACCTGATGCTCTGAGACTTACCTTAGCCATTTGTTAAATGTTAAATTCTTGTTTGTTAATTCTTAATACTTCCGTGAATACCTCTTCTTGTTGCTCCAATGATTTCAGCATAATCCATAGAGTTCATTCTAGCTCTAAATATTCTACGAGCGTTGTCGTACTCTTGTTTAGCTAGTTGGTATTTACCTAACGTAGTTCCCTCTGCCTTAACCGCCATCATTTGTATGTACTTTGTAATTACATCTGTAGCGTATGGGGTTACAAGATTAGCTGTAGACCTAGATACTGCTGAAGTGATATATGATAAAGTAATTTCTTCGAGAGCCATTGTATTTGAAAATACAATTTCAGAATTAATTGTATCAATATCATACACCAATAATGGCTTGCGTTGTTTACCATAATACCTTCCAACTAATTCTCCTCTTGTATTTAAATTATTTGCACCAGAAATTAAATTATAATTAAACTCTGCATCATAATTGATATTTGTGTCAGTAGGATACGGGATCCGGTTTCCACTATCATCATAATTGTAAATTTTATTTAATGCTCTATCTCTTTCTAAAGGAAGTAATCTTTCTCCGTGTTTTGCTGAAACATCAACTACGTCAATAAAATCATTAGGAAGAATTGCTCTTTGGTAAGAAGTTGTACTTAATTCTACCATTTTAACATTCCCCATACTAAAGTCCATAGACAACTCGTCTGTGATTCTTAGTGCGTGGTGCAAGTACCTTGTGTAGTAATGTAAAGGAAGACCGTTGTCCAAAAGGGCATCTCTAACAATTATATTTATAGACTTAGTTTTCATATCTATTGAGCTTGTTGTTGACTAGCTAGTTCTGCTTGTGAAACTCTACCTCCGCTAATTATATTTAGTACCTCCGTAATTACAGCAGACTCTACCTCAGGAGATATAGGTAGCATATCGTTGTCTCCAAATTGAGAGAAGTCAGACGCTAGTATGTTGACTATAACAGAACTAATTGAACCGTTTCCTGCTAATGTGATGTCCTTTGTAAAGAATACCTTCTTGCCTTGAATGTAGTACCCAACCTGCCCCTCTAAGTAACTTAGGTTAGCCCCTTGGAATACCAACACGTCTTGTGCGGGAATAGGGATATACGGGGTCATTGCCGCATTAGATGCAGAGATACTCCAGATACCCATGTCTAAAGGTAACGTCAATGGGATAACAGGTAGTGTAATGAAAGAGCGATTGTTAGTAGCGTCCGCAGTTACCGATGCAGTATACTGAATAAGACTACACTTAGGTACGTCTACCAACCCTGCTTTAAACGACTCAGCTACCTCAAGCTTTAATATCTTGTTGATAGACTGATTTACAAGAAGCATTACCTCTCTGATATCTATAACATCCGATGGGTTGTTTTTGTCTAAGAATCTAGCATAGATTCGCTGTACTTGTTCACTAATAGTCGATTTGGTTGCCATTATCTCTCGTCATTTTTTTGGTTAGCATCCTTAATTTGTTCTGTCTGAAGAAGTATAGGACTATCTAACGTCACCCCTAAGTACATTAATGTTCTTGCGTATATGTCTCCCAAGAATCTATCTGAGATATCTAAATCTACAGAGCCTCCGCCAGCGTATGTTATATTGCCGCTAGATGTAGTAAAATTGAAAACTGCAGTAGTTGGCTTCTTTACATATACAAGTGTATAAACATAAGTTCCTGAAACGGGAACAGGAGCAAACTGAATCTTAGCAGCATTTGCACTATCTAAAAAAATAGTTGCCGCAGGATATGAAATAGATGGTGTTATTATCTTTGAGCTTGTTACCTCTAAAAATTCATCCCAGTTATATAGCGTTCCTTCGACTAAGTTGCCGTTTGTTATGTAAATAGTTAATCCTTCTAAGTAGTCAGCAGGTAAATTCATTATTCCACTCCCTGCTACTACTGAAAAATCAATTCTCTTGGTTAGCAAGTGGTCGTAGTCAAACTTCTTTGTTTTCTTGTATTTAAAAACAATAGCCGAAATCCAATCGGAAACAGCTCTGTTTAAGTACATATCTATGTCCGAAGGAGAAACAAATCCCCCCTTGTTCTTCTTTAGAATGCTTCTAATAAACTTATGTGCCTCTTCGATTGAAACTGCCATTATATTATTCTTTTAATTTAAGTCAAAGTTAACAATTTTTTACTATATACGACAATGCCCCAGCTTATTAAACCGAGGCATTACAATTACTTAAACAAAAAAATATTATACTAAATCTATTAACTTCGAGAGCTTTACAACGATTTTCTCTTCTATATCAAACTTTGCTTCATTTAAAACCTGAATAGCATCCAATGACTCTAGTAATATCTCTAGCTTACTACCAATCATTGAAATTCTTTTTATTTCGTGCAAATCTTTTTCTGTATAGATATTATAATTGTTGTCTCCGAATTCCATTATTTCCCTTGTCCTTTATATGATTTTTTATAATTCTTACTCCCCTTTGCCGAGGATGTCTTTGTTTTTGCGTGAACACCCTTGTTACTCTTCTTGGTTTTACTCCTAAATACTGTAACGTTTAAAACCTTTGCCATTATTTGTAGGATAAAATATTCTGAAGTAAATATACCCCAAAATAATTAAAGTCTCAAATGTAAACGACATCCATAACCAAGTTGGGTAGATTGTTTTTGTCACAATTTTAGTAGAAGCTTTAACATCAGAAGTTTCCTTATAGCGATACTTTTTCTCATATACACTCTTAATAGAGTCGATGTTTACGGTGGTTTGAATCTTGCCCCTGTAAGACCTTATAATTATCTTTCCTTGTGGTAGTATTATCCTTGAGTAGAAAGTCGTTAAGATGCCAGCAGAATCGCAAGGGTTGTCAATTAATAACGTGTCGTGAATAGCGTTGAATTTTGTAATCACTTTGTAGTCACGAATCGTATCAATTCGTATCTTTTCGGATACAATAGTAGTTACCTTAGATGGCTTACAAGATGCAAAGGCAACAATAGTAAGAATAATTAAAATTTTATTTTTCATATGTTTGATAATTGAAAGTGCATACCATCTTTTCTTTGCCAGACTCCGCCCCAATCAAATCCTGAACTTGTAAAACATTGTACAAATTCCTTAGATAGCTTAGGCTCTTGATTTAGCCCATTCTCGAAAGCATTTACATCCACAGCAATCGCCCACGAATGCAAGCTCATTGAATTTAAGCCCCGCTTCTTTCTGATGTTAAAGCATCCGTCCCACGTCTTTAATTCATCAACACAATTGGTGTCAATAAGCTTCTTAAATGCATTAGATAATGGAACAACCATATCTTTGTTGCAATATATTCGCTTAGGAATTACTCCTATTTCTAACTCGGCTGGCACGTCCCATAATATTAAATGAGGGTTGTCCTGCGATGGTTCTCCGTACTTATTAGTCGCCTGCTGGCTCGTTACCATAGTCTTTACTATTTTGTTTTCTATTTGCAAACTTTGACGCTGTAGCGTTTGTTAGTGATGCAGCCAATATACCTAACACAATATTCTGTAGACCGTCATTCGTTGGATACATTGTAAAAGACCCTAAAACAATAAAAGACCCAATAATTGATATGAGTCTTGTGTGAGAGTAGTTTCCTTTTTCATCCTTAAAAAATTCATTCAACATCTTTCTTCGTCTTGAGAACCTGCTCTGTCTTGTGGTAGTAGTACCTAATAGCAAACGAGCCTGATATAATTGCAACTAATCCCGCTATGATTCCTACAAAACTTTGAATGCTTGCTAAGGAAACCGCTGCACTAACTACACTAAGGGCTACGTTTATTATTCCCGTTTCTGGACTACTATCGTTCATTTATCTTGTAAGTTACCTTACAAAGATAGGCTACATTAATGCTATCTCAAAATCTTTTTATATGTAATCTTCCAATCCTTTTGGAATCTCAGAATATTATACACAAGGAAGGTGATAAAACTTACGCATACCACCCCCCAAAGTACAGCAAACCAAATTAATTGGTTGTTAGTCATTGCTCTTAACCAACTTAAATATTAAATTATAATTGCCTTCTGAGTCTATTTTCTCTAAGTCAGATACAGAGATAGGGTTGTACTCAACCTCTTCTTCCTCAGATAGTAATTTAAACCACTCTTGTTGATATTCAATATAACTAGGAGTAAATTCTTTTTTTGTTTCATCTACATATTCTTCAACTTTAATACTTCCATCTTCTTGCTCTTTTCCAAATTTTTTGACAAGCTCAATACGCAATGTCTCGATAGTCTTCTTCTTAGAAGTTAACTTATCAGATAACTTTGTAAGCCAGTACTTGGTAGCTAAATTTAATTTTTCTTTAAGAAAACCGATAAAAACAACAACTTCTTCTTCTTTTTTTGTTTCTGGGTTTAATCGGATGTAGCTGTAGCCATTTAACTCAGCCTCTAATGTTAGCAGTTCTGCTAATGACAATTTGATTTTTTCCATTCTGTTTGATTTATTTTTACAAATATAATATTAATTCTCCCATTTGCCTAGTGGGCACTTCTGTTCTTTTGGGCTATCTATTGGTGTATATATCTTCCCTTGTAGGGGGCATCCGCAGCTACCACATAGGAAGTAGTTGTTAACTAATCCTCCCGTCATATTCTTTACGTCAACCTCTTGTAGTGATGGGCAAGTAGAGCAAACCGCAGAACGCTTGTCAGCTAATTCTTTCTGTTCGTCTGTATGAAAAACGGCTATACCCCAAGCCTTTGCAATCATTAGAAATTTATTCATCTCTCCTTTATTTGGTTATGCAAATATAATAATAAAAATAATAATATTAACAAGTAGAGCCTACTTGTATGCCAGCACCACTACCTGATTCCGTTATAGAAACTGAATTTTCATTAACGCAAGGGGTTGTCCCAATAACCCCCGAAGAGTTAGCAAAGAAATTAAATGTTCCTCCTGCTCCATTACATAAAGTATAATTTCCTTTTACAGAATATCCAGAACTAAGAGCAACGATATCGTATATCTTACATACTTGAGCTGTACAAGAACCTGTGGCATTAGCGTAGTCTTGTCCATCAGCAGGAAAGTTAGCGTCAGCTAATATATCAACCCCATCTTGATTGAGTAGACCACCTCTATAATAAGTATTTGAATAAGAAACCGTTCCTCCTATATATCCAAAACTACAATTATTTCTTGTAAAGCCACCGCTCCTAGTTGCTTCAAATTCAATTTCATCTCCCCCAAAACTATTTGTGTAAACATCGTCGGGCTGGTTAGGTTCTGGATTTGTAAATAAATAATTATACCCTGAACAAGCATTTGAGTTTTCGTATACATTAAAGTTGTTCCCATCATAAGACCTAATCCCCTTAAAAATACTATAATCAGGCGTTGTATTTGGAAATGTATTAGTGGGGTCTGTTATCCGCCAAGCCCCGCTTACATAGTAAATACTAGTTCCTGTGTAACATACATTAGTATTTTTATAAACAAGATTGGCTGTCACGCTTCTGTTTGCACAAGTAAAATATGTCCCTATTGAAGTGGTGCCTGCGACTTGGGAAGTGGTTGCCCCACAATTAGTAGTGTCACAAGTCGTAACAGTTTCTATAGTTCCCTCGTCATTATATGGATAACAATTGTATACTTTCTTTCGTTTTCTAGTTGTCCCATCACAATAGGCAGCCCAAATTGTTCCTTGACAATTTTCATTGCATCGGCAAGCACTAGTCTCTGTTGGTGTTGTATTTCTATATGCTCCAGTACAATTGTCTCTTTCTCGGTTTCCTAAATAATTACATCCACTACAGATAGGGTCTGCAACCCAACAACAACAAGTGCCATTGGCATTAGCGTGGTTCTGCCCATTAGCCTGCACAACAGCGTATGCAGCATTATAAGCAGTCGTTTCAGCAGAAGTAATTGCAGCCGTACAAGATGATGTAGAAGTAGCAGAACGTGTCTGACTATTACCGTAATCTACTGTTCCGTTTCCATAGCAATTAGTACCGCAGTTATTTCTTGTAAAGGCTTGACTATAACTTTTAGATATATTAGAAGCTGTCCAAGTACAGTACCCTTCAGCATTATACTTAGCTTGTAGTCCAGCATTAAATGCATTGTCAGCTATTATCTTTGCCTGAGCATTTGCGTCAGCTTGAGATATCGATGAGGTATAAGTTCCTGTTGTAGTGTAAGTAGGAAATCCTGCTCCGTTATTTAGTACAACTGTACTTCCTGCTACTGTTGTTGTTGGAGAGCAAGTATTAGTACAATTATTCTTAGTTCCACTTGAATAATAATTTGCTGTATAGCTACCATTAAATGAACACGCTCCGTTTGTTGGTGCAGTATTTCCAACACTTACGTTATTTACATAGTACTGATTATATGTAGTAGATAGGGCGTTAGTGTCTCTATACACTAGATACGTTACACTTGAAGAGCAAGTAGAATATGCCTGCGATGTTAATGTAGGAGTTCTCTTGAAATCAATATAGTTAGTTTTTGTAGCACTTGCGGCAAATGAGTTGCTTCCTAATACACTTGCCGTATTGCTTATATTGGTATTCTCTCCTGTAGCTCTTACTTTTATTTTAATAAAATATCCTCCTAAATAAACAACTGAATTAGCGTTTGCATTTACAGTAACGGTCTGCCCTGATATAGACGCAGTCCAGCCCGCAGGAACCTCAGTTATAGAGACAAAAGTTAATCCTGTTGGCAAAACGTCGGTAAATACCACTCCAGTTGCAGAAACTGAGCTAGCGTTAGATATACGCATTGTATAATCAAACTCTTGGTTAAATGTTATTGTGCCTGTATATGGATTTGTTTTTGTTATTGTTAGTGCTGCATAATTTAAACTAATATAAAAATCAGACGACAAAGGGCTATTTACCGCATAATATGCAGACGATACTGTTGGCATATAAACTATAGCTGGCGGAGGTGTTCCATTATTCCAACCCGAATATAAATAAGATGTCATTAGTACGCTTATATGATATGCAGCAGGATTAGTAGAGACATCGTATGGATTAGTAGAGGCTGTAATGGTAATTGTCAAAGTATTCCCAACTAATGTAGCTGCTGTACTTGGAGTGATAACGCTTCCCCCTCTTAGATGAAGTACAGTAGGTTGCCCGCCCGATAAAACACAAGATAATCCATTAGGTATAGTTATTGTAAAAACAACATTGCCTTGTGTGACTATTGTTCCAGTATTTGTAAAATGAAATGCATAATAGAATTGTTGTCCAATTGTATAGTTAGATGCTTGACTTCCTAATGAACCTGTAGAGTTTTGAGATACCTTGTAGCCAGAACTGCTAAAGTTTGCTTTATCAAAATTGTTTAATGCATTATAAGAAGATGTTGTAATAGTTCTTGCTTCAAATCCAATGTTAGGTCTAAGTTCAGTTATGTCTCTTTTTGCTACTAATTGCAGTCCCGTTGGATTTAAACTTGAGCGAAGCTTTGCATCATAATATGGATTGCTAGTATTAAACCAGAACGTGCCTGCCATCCTTACCATACTCATAGCTTTTTTAGGAGTACCCATAGTTAGGATATTTTCCCTAGGCACTAGTTTTTCATCATTAACCGCATCGAGAATATTTTCAGCAGTAATGATTTTTAACGGGTCTATACTATCCCAATTAGTTGGCATTTAATTTTCTTTCTAGTTCTGCAATACGCTTCTGTAAAGATAATATAAGTAGAGTATGTGTGTCTGTATAGTTAACAGATAAATATCCGCTATCGTCTATGTTTACTAATTCAGGACATAGGTAGTATACATCTTGAGCAGAATAGCCATAGCGAACCTTGTCCTTGTCGTGGGTAGTTCTTAGGTACTTGATTACATCTAAAGAAGATAGGTCTACATTAGGATTCTCTCCCAATACCATCTTGTGTCTAATGTCGGAGTATTCAAAGAACGCAGTAGCAGTAATGTTAGCCGTTGCAACTCCTCCATTTGTAGCATCAGAACCTACCGCACAGACTTGTGCCAAAGAAGGAACTGCTCCCGCTGTAGAGTTAATAGTTACTGCTCCTGTGCCACTACTAATTGTTATGTTTGTGCCTGCTACAATTGAAGTAACACCCCCTTGATAAGAAGGTATGTTAAGAACTCCTGTGGTAGAATTATATGTTGCAAGACCACTTGTGCCTGTTGTAGTTAAGCTTATTGCAGCTCTAGATAATGCATCCGTATACTGAGTTATTAAAGACGCAATAACTCCTGTTGTAGAGTTATATGAGATGCCCGCTCCCGCACTATTAGTCGCCCTTGCTAACGCATCTGTGTACTGAGTAATAGTATTAGTTATTATACCTGTGGCAGAACTATATGATATACCCGTTCCCCCACTAATAGATGCCCTTGATAATGCGTCTGTGTACTGAGTAATAGTTGAAGCAATAACTCCTGTAGTGGAATTGTATGATATACCTGCTCCTCCACTATGAGCCGCCCTAGATAATGCATCTGTGTATTGTGTTATTGTAGATGCAATAGCTCCTGTCGTAGAGTTATATGTTATACCCGTACTTCCCGACAATAACCCTCTAATTGAAGCGTCTGTGTATACGGTTCCTGAATAAGCAATAGCTCCTGTTGTGGAGTTGTACGTTATACCTGCCCCTCCACTATGAGCCGCTCTAGCTAACGCATCTGTGTACTGAGTAATAGTTGAAGCAATAATTCCAGTTGTAGAACTATATGATATCCCAGCTCCCGCACTAACAGATGCTCTAGCAAGTGTATCTGTATATTGCGTTATTGTAGATGTAATAACACCTGTAGTTGAATTGTAAGAAATACCCGCTCCTGCACTATGAGCTGCTCTAGCTAACGCATCTGTATATTGAGTGATTGTAGACACAATTACCCCTGTAGTAGCGTTGTAAGAAATACCAGCTCCAGAAGACAACAATGCCTTAATTGAGGTATCTGTATATACAGTTCCAGAATAAGAAATAGCTCCTGTTGTAGAATTATATGTTATACCTGAACCCGCAGATAATAGCCCTCTAATTGAAGCATCTGTGTATACAGTTCCTGAGTAAGCAATAACTCCTGTCGTAGAATTATATGTTATCCCAGCCCCTGCACTATGAGCCGCTCTAGCCAATGCGTCTGTGTATTGAGTAATAGATGATGATATAGCTCCCGTTGTAGAGTTGTATGTAATGCCTGCGCCTGCAGACAATAACCCTCTAATTGAAGCATCTGTGTATACAGTTCCCGCATAAGTAACAACTCCCGTAGCTGAACTATATGTTATGCCCGCTCCCGCTGATATAGAGGCTCTAGCTAACGCATCTGTGTACTGAGTAATAGTCGAAGCAATAACTCCTGTTGTAGAATTAAATGTTATTCCAGCTCCTGCAGATAATAATGCTTTAATAGAGGCATCTGTGTATACAGTTCCTGAATAGGCAATAACTCCTGTGGTAGAATTATATGAGATGCCCGCTCCCGCACTATGAGCCGCTCTGGCTCTCACGTCTGTATAATACAAATTAGTTCCCTCTGTAATTCCAGATGTTGAAGGAGTTGTATAAGAGATTACTCCTGTACCTGAATTATAAGAAAGACTTCCACTAACGGATATCGAAGCCCTAGCTCTCGCATCTGTATAATATAGATTAGTTCCCTCTGATAAATTAGTTGTAGTTAATATGACAACTCCACTTAAACCATTTACTGATGTTACAGATTGGTTTGCAATCTTTTGCCAAGTAGTGCCGTTAAATACAATCCAGTCCCCTATAGCCCACGAAGATATCCCGTCAATAGTTGTTGTGCCAGCAACGTTTACAATATAATAGTGTCCATTAGTTCCTGTACCAGAGACAATAGTTGGAGTATTTGTAGAAGCATTCCAAGAGCCTCGATATGATAAACTTCCAGATAATGCATTTAATTGGTTTTGAACTTTTCCAAATGCTTGTAATATGGTGTCTGTAGCTACAACAATTCCACTTGATGTAGAGTATCCTGTCAATACTTTACCTATAACAGCCGAGTTGAGTAAAGATGGATTTGGGTATGTTCCAGAAAGCTCTCCTCCCGCAGACAACCCAGATATAGTAAATGTTGGAACATTTAATACTCCTGTGGTAGAATTATAGGTTGCAGCACCTGAGCCTGTTGTAGTTAATGAAATAGAAGCTCTTGCTAACGTATCTGTATATTGAGTAATAGTATTGGTTATTACCCCTGTTGTAGAGTTATATGATATACCCGTACCTGCTGACACAGAAGCCCTAGCTAACGTATCTGTGTACTGAGTAATAGTATTAGTTATTACACCTGTAGCTGAATTATATGTTATACCAGTACTTGCTGATAACAATCCCCTAATTGAAGCGTCTGTATATACGGTTCCTGAATATGCAATAACTCCTGTAGTAGAATTATATGTTATACCTGCCCCTGCCGATAGGGTTGCTCTTGCTAAAGCATCTGTGTATTGGGTAATAGTAGAATCAATAGCTCCCGTAGTAGAATTGTAAGATATCCCCGCTCCTGCTGAAAATAATGCTTTAATTGAAATGTCGGTATAGATAGTTCCCGAATATGCAATAGCTCCTGTTGTAGAGTTATATGTTATCCCCGCTCCCGATGAGAATAATGCTTTAATCGAATCATCTGTATATACAGTTCCTGAGTATGAAATTACTCCCGATGTAGAATTATACGATATACCAGTTCCTGCACTAACAGATGCCCTAGCAAGTGCGTCTGTATATTGAGTAATAGTAGAGGCAATAACTCCTGTTGTAGAGTTATATATTATGCCTGCTCCTGCTGACAATAACCCTCTAATTGAGGAGTCTGTATAAACCGTACCTGAATACGAAATAACACCCGTAGTAGAATTATATGTTATGCCTGTGCCTCCGCTTATAGATAACCTTGCTCTTTCATCTGTATAATATAAATTAGTCCCCTCTATTACCGCAGTAGTATTTAATGTTTGAAAAGTTTTATCTCCCCTGTAATATTGAGATGTAGTTCCAATAGTAATGGCAGGTTCTTTTGCATTAAATATATCATATTGAGCTTTACTAATAAGACCCGCTGTAACACCTGCTGCAGAAGCTAAGGGGAAGTTAAACGTATGAGTTCCCGTGGTTGATACAACCGTAGATACAACATTTGGAGTTGTTCCTGATGTACCAAACGCAAATACTTGATTCTTATTTGTTAATGTATTTAGCGACTCTAAGAATATGTCCGTTTTAGCAGTTACTTCACCTAAATCGTTAATGAATAAAATTCTATCAATACCTGTAGCGGTAACAGGAATCAACCCTTCAATAATAAGCGAATACAGGTTTATGATATTAAGCTTTGTGTCGTCTCCTAGGTAGATAGTCTTTAAGGTAGAACTTGCGGAGGCTACTAATAAACTATTTATTCTATACCCGTTAGGTAAGCTAGATGCTCCTATGTTAATAGAGTCACCCCTTACATCTAATAGGTAAGAAGGAGACTTTGTGTTTAATCCGATTTTATTAGCGTTCTGATAGACAACAGAATTAACCAAGTTGTCCTGAGTGCTGTTGGGCATCGTTAGGTAGTTGGGGTCTGCCTCTATAGCTACGCTTGTTTCAATAGTAGTGTTAATAACCTCTGCTTTAGGCTGTTTTCCTGAAGGGATTACAACGGGGGCAGAAACTACTGTAGTGGTGGTTGCTGATATAAAGTCAGATACGGGAACAGATACTACTGCTCCCGCATTGTCAACCATCATAATTGAAACTATATTATCGGGTATTTTTGCCACTTCGTATTATGCTTCAGGTGTTAATGTTTCTACAATTGGAGCTACATAGTCTCCTGTGATAATAAGGTTTAAAGATGTTGCGATGTAGTCCCACGCATCGTTGTCAATTACCCAGTCTTCATAGTCTTGTCCTGTCATTGACAAGTTGCCTTGCGTTAATGTTTCGCCAATTGAACCATCTTCATTTTGTGCTGATAATCCGTAGTAGAACGCAGCTGATTCATTTAGAATTAAGTTTACTACATAAGCATTTAAAACTGTGGCTTTCTTATTTACACCATTGTCCCAGATTGATACTTCTTCGATTAATTTCATAAGATTAATTTATTGTTATAAAGATGTTATTGTTTCCCAAGCAGATGTTGTTCGGACACAAAGCTTACCTAAGCTAGTGTCGTATATTACCAACCCAGCCGCAGGAGTTCCAATCGCATTCTTTTGAGTTGTTGTCATTCGAGGAAATAAAACTCCTTTGGTTGTTGAATCAATTTGTAATTGTGCAGATGCGTCAGTAGCTGTACCTCCCGCAATTACTGCCCCGTATAACGCAGTTAATGTCGTAGAACTATTACCAATAATAGTAGTGTTAGAACCTAAACCAATAGCACCGTTTCCAATTACTATTTGATTAGTTTGATTATCTCCAAGTGCTCTTGCACCTTGACCGATAAGTATAGTATTATTAGCAATATAGGAAACTTCTGACCCTGAATAACCTCTACCAGCATTGTAACCTATTACAACATTACCGCTTCCAGTAGTGTGATTTCGCATAGCATCATAGCCAATAACTACACTATTCCCTCCTGTAGAATTTAATAATCCTGCATTCATTCCAAAAAATGAATTATTGCTTCCTGTTGTATTAATGGCACCTGCTTCCAACCCTACAAATGAATTATTGTTTCCTGATATATTGTCACGTCCAGCAGCTGTACCTAAAAATGTATTAGCACCTCCTGTAGTATTTGTACGTCCAGAAGCTTGTCCTATAAATGTGTTACTTCCTCCTGTACTCGTAACCTGCCCTGCATTATGCCCCATCATTGTATTGCTACCTCCAAAAGTAATAGCCACACCAGCACTTGCTCCAACTACTGTATTATTAGAACCAATACTATTTAATTGACCTGCGGTAAACCCAATGAAAGTATTAAATCTTCCACTTGTATTATTAGCTCCTGCATTATTACCAATAAATGTATTCTGAATTCCAACATTAGCTATTACTGCTACATTTCTCCTTCCTGCATTTAATCCAATAAATGTACCTGAACTTGCATTTGCCCTTATCTCAACATTAGAACCACCACTACTAGTAGAAAATGTACTTGATGCAGAAGATGTACCGATAGTTTTAATACTTAAAACTACAGTTCCATTAAAATCAGTAGTTGGAGTAATTGTAAGTACCGCAGTTGATAAAGCAGGCAATCCTGTTCCACTTGATGCTGTTATTCCACCTAAAGATATTCCACCGTAATCAATAGTAATACTACCTGTAGTCCTTCCTGTTATTGTATAAACAATTGCATAATATGTTCCAATTGAAGCTGATAATGTAGTAGTCAAAGGTGTTACATCGCCAGTAGTATGAGTATATCCCCCTACGCTTAGGTCTGTGCCTGCTAATGCCCAAGAAGTCCCTGTTCCCGCTACTGCTGCTAATTCACTTCCTAAGGTGGGATTATCTGATGCAGTAGTTCCTCTACTTCTTTCTAATCCTGTTACATCTAATTTAAAACCTGCATCTGTCGTAGAACCAATAAGCAATGAACCGTTTAGATAATTAGCAGCAGTACCGCCAGCATAAATATTATACTTACCAGTACCAGAGGAAAGTTGTAAATTTAATGCCCTTGTTATTGTAGTGGCTGTAGTATCAGCAATAGAAAGCCCATAAAAATTTATTACGTTATTATTAGGAGTTTGACTAATTTCTAAGCAGTAATAGTTAGTATAAGTATTAGTATTATTGGGTGGTCCTGATGCCCCTACTTTATAAGCAGTAAATAAACTAAAATTTCCTGTGCCTGCTGAAAATGATGTAAATCCAGTTCCAAATTGGCTGGCAGTTCCATTGTTAAGAAGATATGCTTGATATATATTATATCCCGAAGAGGTTACGCTTCTATTAACTGTTACTCTATTGTCTAAAGGGGTAAAAGCACTAAAAGTAAATGCATCATCGTTAATGTTCCATTGATTTCTACTAACAATACCCCAATTGGCACTACCTGTAATGTTAAATGTTTGTCCTATAAATGTATTTCCTGCTGGCAAAACTTGTGTAGTAGAACCACCTATAAAACCATTAATGTTAGTATATGAGTTTAATGAAATAGTAGTTCCACTATCTGTAATATTACTATTACCTATTGCACTTGTAGATGTAAACTTGGGTATTGTATTTGTAGTGCCACTTCCTATAATTCCTGCATTAGCAATACTAATAGAACCATTTCCATTTGTTATAGTAATTCCTGTGCCTGCTGATAATGTAGCCTTAGATAAGGTGTTGCCACTTGTGTTACCAATTAATAGTTGCCCATCTGTATAAGTAGATTGCCCTGTACCGCCTCTATTGGGTTGAACAACGTTACCATTCCAAGTTGCAGATGTAATACTTCCTGCATAATCAAAAGTATTTGTACTCCATGATACGTTTGCGGGAGCCTCAAAATGCCTATCCCAACTCCCTGCCGCAGTAGAATTGTCAATTAAGATAACTTCTGTATAACCACCCGAAGGAACAGATACTATTAATGTATTACTATTGTTATTGACTGTTATTGCACCGCTACTTTGATTATTATTAAAAAAGAACGATGCCCCATTAGATAATGTTGTTGCATCAGGTAATTTAATTGTTTGCCCTCCACTTCCGTTTACTACAATTTCGGGTGCAGAAGCAACAGTTAAGACTACTTGAGTTGCTGAAGCATTAATGTTAGAGAATGCATTTAAGAAATTATTTGCACTTATATTATTTGTTCCTAAGTTAACGTTACCTGATGCACCTGTGTAAGGAACATAAGTTGTTGTTGCAGTACTTGATGTTAAGTAACCCGCTCCATTGGTTAATTGATTATTATTAGTAGGTATAGTTATAACACCCGTTGTGTTATTGTATGCACCACTTCCTGCAACAAAACTTAATGAGGTTAAGGATATATAAGCTGAAGGATTCGTTGCGTTGTAGGGGGTAAAGCTCAACGCTGTTGTAACGTCTGTGCTTGATAGTACTATTGCACCAGTCCTTGTGTTAAAGCTCGTCACACCCCCAACATAGTTGGGGATGTTTAGTATACCCGTCGAGTTGTTGTAGGTAGCCGCCCCACTTGTTCCAGAAGTAGTTAAATTTATAGCCGCCCTACTTCTTGCGTTAGTGTAGTATAGGTTAGTATCCTCAGGCACGTTTGACGTATTTAACGTAGCTAATGCTCCCGCTCCTGTGATGTATTGAAGAGACGTTCCTGAAGCCGCTATAGCAAGCGTACCAGAAGTTGTTATAGGAGAACCTGTGACAGTAAATGCCGCAGGTGCAGTTAAAGAAACGCTTGTGACAGTACCCACGTTAGCAGTAGCACCCGTAGCCACGCCGTCTAACTTAGTCTTGTCAGCGGCACTCATTGCTCCTGCACTTCCTGTAGTAGCAGCTGCCAAGGAAATAGCCTGCGTAGAGATACTTAGTCCGTTAGCAGTACCAATCGTTACAGGATTATGAAATCTTGAATCATTCCCTTGAGCAAATGTATTTATTGTAGTGCCAAACGTAGGAGAGTAAGTAATGTTGTTGTTAGTTACAATAGGCAATAACGCCACATTACTCGAAGCAAATGTTAGTGTACTTCCTAGTGCGACAACATCCGTATTTGTTCCGTCTGATATTGTAAATGAGTTACTTGTTGAAGAAGCTAACTCAAATGGAAATATTTCAGTAGCTTGATATGTGTATGTTGCTGTGTAAGGCTCTAGTATTGACAATAACTCCCTTAATATATACTCAGAGCCATCTTGTGTATTTGTATTATACCTTGCTATTAAGTGAGAATATAGGGCTATAACTAAGTCATACTGCTCGCTTAATATATTAAATTGGGTGTCATTAGTTTCCTTGTAGGTGTCTATAATTGCTCTATATGCATTAATCTTTTGAACTAACTCTAGTTGGCTAGGACACTTCTTAATGCTAAATGTTTTTGAAAATGTTCGTGAGTAGAATATTGTTAACCAAGCGTTACTGCTATGGGTGTACGTTATTGATACAGCACTTGTAGGAGTATAGACCCCCTCGTAGTAATTTCCAGCTGTAAAAACTGAAATAGTATTAGTTGACGTAGATGTTATTGGAGCGTTAGCTGACACCTCAGATGTGCTAGGGAATGCACTAGAAATAGTTCTAGTGTTTCCGTTTGAGTAAAGCGTTCCTGTAAAGCTCCCAATAGGAGAGTATGACGTAAGGTCTTTGAATACTACTTCAGGAATAGTAACATCTGAAAAGTCAGTAATCCCATTAGTAGGCTCAACCCAGTTAAAGTCAAATGTCCTTACTAACGGAGTTTGTCCATTGCCTACGTTATCTATAACAGCATAAGACACAGTATAGCTACCCGTAATTACATTCCCACTTACATCTAATTCACATGGAACATCTATATATATAGCCGCTGCTACTAAGTCAGGAGCACTAAAGTCGGGCAAGTTTCTAACAACTCCGTTAGGAAACTCTACTTTAAAGCATCCCTTGTTGAAAGTAAAGCCTGATGAGGTGTCTGTTAAGCGAATAACTTTTGTTGCAACGCTTATTCTAAACTGTATATTGAATGTTACTGCCATATCAAAGCCAAGTATAATTTGTGTAAATATACTATAATTTATTAACCTATAAAAAGAAAGAGGAAGCAAATGCCTCCTCCTCTAATTAACCGAAACCAAACAATCAATCCTGTAATCGGATTTACCCTAAACGGGTCTTGATGGCATTAAGCTCATCCGGATTGTTTTCTTCTAGGTAGTCAGCTAATTCCTTAATGTAATTCTTATTAGGAGCTTTTTTGTATTTAAAAATTTCCTTTTCAGTCTCTGTCCACTCAAATACTTGTGAATTTACATTATTTTTTATAATTCCTTGCTTAATAGCTTCTTTTAAAACAGATTCTACTCCA